CCTGTAAGGGCACTAAGACTAAGCGCCCGTTTGATTGTAACTATCCGTTTAGCGTAGAGAACGTCCAGCAGTTTTGCGACTTTCTCGAAACTTGCGGTGGATTTGAGATCTGCTAAATGGCTAGTTACGAAATAGTAATTACTGGCACAGATACTAACACGCCCTTCTGCCATAAGTGCATAGCAGGTATGCACAACTACAAAAAGGATAGAAATGATTAGGTGTTTATTAGGTAAGCACGTATGGTCAAGCATTACTCGTAGCCAAGAACTACAAGACATAGGCGGTGTATGCCTCAACTGCACAAAGCGCAGCAACAAAGTGCTAGGCGAACTTATGCTAGGAAAGAACTGGGAGGCTAAAGTATAAAATGGCTAGTTACGAGATAGTAATTATTCCCAAGTCCATTATCTATGAGATCGAAGCGGATAGCCCTGAGCAAGCCGTCGAATACTCTAAAGAAATCGTGGTTGATGAAACTAATCGTACTCTGCTACTAATGGCTAAGTACGAGGCTAGAGAGATACTTAATGACTAGCCAACTAACACCTGCAGAGATCATGCAGTACGCCAACATGCAATTCCCTCGTTATCTTTACGCAGATACCGACCCAAACTCTGAGTGCAAAGGCAAGTGCAAGCAGGTAGAGCATAACCCTAATACAGATAACTGGCTTATTATCGGTTGTCTATATTGCCACTATAACCAATACAAGTCCTGCCGCGCGACTACTACGAGAACTGGCGTTAAGTGCCGTCGTCGTAACGCGCTAGGTAGCATAGGGCTATGCACACGACACCAAGATTGGAAGGACGGAGATGAGTAATACCTATCTAGATACTGTTGATGGTCAAGTTGATTTCGACCAGCCCTATGCAGGAGAGTTACCTGAGGACGTTGTAAGCATAGTAGAGTCTGAGTTTGAGGACACCGACTTTTACGTTGATATGCTGACGTGGCATGAGCAAAGCATGAATGACCAACTATGAAAGGGCAAAGAATATGAGCAACAGTATAAGTGCTATCGAGATGGCTACGATATTAGAAGCGACAATGGAGAGATGTAAAGAGGTTATCTACCCAGAGTTCGGAGATACAGGTTTGGCGGTAGCCTCACTAGCCATAGCGATTACTGCGAGCGAGTTCACTAAGACGCTAATCGGAGAGAGTGAAGCCGAGGCACTTGCTAGTGAAGCGACCGAGTTTATGGGTATTGACCCCAAGAGAGTTGAAAAGATTAGAGAGATGTTAAAGGATTTGGATAACTAAATGGTTACTATATCTAAGTATCGTGGAGTAATGGTTCAGACCCTAGACGATACAGTAATAACTGGCGTACTAAGACATTGCGATACCCATAACACTATTAACTATACAAATAGTAGTGCCGTACTAAAGTTGCAAAACCGATATGCTAACACGTTAAATATGTGGCAGGTGGTAGATCGTATTATTGCTGAGCCACTTTTCTGTTGTGAGCACGAAATTGAGTAAAGACTTTAGACAACTACTTACTAAGGTTAGAGAGAGTGGTTGTACGATAGAGGTCAGTCGCGGTGGCCACTACCGAATTACTGCGCCTAGTGGTAAGTTTATCTTTACGAGTCAAACTCCTAGCGATGTTCGGGCTTTACACAGAATACGTAGTAACCTAAGAAAGATCGGGGTTAATATCTAATGCAAACCTTTATGCCGTTCAGTAAGTACTCAGAGGTAGCCAAAGTCCTTGATGATAAAAGGCTAGGGAAACAAAGAGTAGAAGCCTATCAGATACTCAAAGTCCTATCAGGAGAGAGTAAGGGCTGGAGGCGCCACCCTGCCGTCCTTATGTGGCTAGGCCATGAGAGATCGCTCTGCGACTACGGGCTGGCTATGTGCCAAGAGTGGGAGGATCGTGGGTTCGTAGATAACCTTGCTGAAAAGTTTCACCACTACTCAAATGTTTATACTGCTATTGGGCGCTACGTTAAGCCCAAGCCCGGTTGGGTTGGCTGCGACAAGGTGCTTGAATCCCATCAATCTAATCTGTTACGCAAGTTGCCTGAGCACTATCGGTACTGGTTTGATGTACCTGATGACTTGCCTTATATCTGGCCTACTAAGATAGGGTATGCCTCTGTATTTTTTACCATAGAAGATAACGCTGAACTTATTAGCAAGACTACGGCTGAGCCAGCGTTCGAACACTTATCAAAGGAACGTATAGCATATGCAAAACTTCTATGACGGCTCACAACTCTGCGCCCAAACAGACCCAGAGGTATTTTTCCCCGTCCAGAACTTTAGACGTAAGGAGGATATTAAGCAGGCTATTAGTATTTGCAATCGTTGCCCTCTACTAGAACCCTGCCATAACTACGCGGAAAGCATGGGTGGGCTATTTGGCGTGTGGGGTGGCAAGATGTATGATGGCTCAGGTTACGTATCGCCTATCGAGATAGGCACAAGTAGAAAAGTAGCATAACTAACAAAGGAGAGAGTAATGGCAAGAAAAACAGAAACATTCAGCGTTACGCTGACTAAGAACACTCTAGTAGAGCGCGGTGGCGCTTGGTTACTAGGGGTGCGTATTACACTAGAAGGAGAAGCGCAACTTAAGTATGAGAGCACAACTGCTTGGGCTAATCCTTCGGCAGCAAAGCGCTATGTAAAGACCTTAGTAGAAGCGCACACTCCTCGTAAGTCCTGCAAACTTACGGCTACAAAGACCGATGATGCTGGTAAGCCTCTCCAATTCGTAGGAGAGATTAACTACAAAGAGGTTGAGTAATGCCTAGTCAGTTTGGATTTGGACTACCTGAATGGGGCACAGAGAACCCTCTCGATGAAGATGACGATGTGGTCATTGAAGAAGATGAGGACGAACTAGGTTGGGATAGCCACGATGACGACTGATGATGAGGCGATTACTACCGATACCCTAACTCCTGAGGAGCACCAACGTTTGCAGGAGTTAGTGGCTAAATACAATGAAAAGAAAAGGAGAGAGACCAATGGCTAGTGAATGTAAATGCAATGGTTCTACCAACTGTTCTGATGAATGGCCTAATATAGATGAGTTGTTAGGCAAGTTTCAGTCTGCACTTAAAGACTATACAGATTTAATGTTTAGACCAGCAAACCGCGTACACCCAGAGGACTTGGGAGCGCACATCTCTGCATTTGCAGAGGCGTTCTTTGCTATTGCTAGTAACTTTGATATAAAGTAAATATAAAGAGAGAAGAGCCCCCTTGCTGTAATAGCGAGGGGGCTTTTCTTATTTCTTATCCAAGCACATTGGACAGAGAGACTCAGAGGAGTCGCGTGGAATATCCTCGAACTCCTCCAAGCACTCGACACACTTGATTCTCACTGATTGTCCTTGATCAACTTTACTTCACATGCGTCTGTTGTACAGTAACTTTCTCCGATAGCGTCAGCAGCCATACCGGCATAGACACCAGCAAGATCAATAGGAAAGAGAGTCATGCGATACTCCTCATATTCATCAGCAGTGATCTGCGTGTAAGGCATTTGCGGATAAGTACCATTGTCCATAGGTAGAAACGAAACAGTTTTTAGTTGTCCGTCATACATATGTAAAGCAGTACCTACTGCTTGGGCCTCCGTTTTAGGATTGAAAGAGACAGTTACAGATACAGAGTTGTCTGACCAGTAACGTTGAGCAGTAGCAGCGAGAGCCATCTTCTCATAGATAGAGACGTCCTTCTCGGAGCGAAGCGCTTGCGACTTAACTGGGAAGAACACAACACTTGTGCCGTCTGGATCTTCTGAAGCAGGTTCGACACGATACTGAGCCATCTTGAACAGAGGTAGCATTGGATCAGAGTTGCGGAAGCGGATAGCACGTAGGAAGTATTGACCGCCTACTGACCAGTGAACTCCTGGGCTCTCTCCTACTAGGATAGAGACTGTTCCTGAAGGCTTAACTGTCGTAGTTTTAATTGACTCACGAATACCAAGCCACTCTGAGTAGCCCTTGTCGTACTGCTGGACAGTTTCATAACCTTGATCCATCCATTCACGCAACTTAGGAAGTCCGTGGATGTCAGCGAAATTAGCGATACCTGAGATAGATGTACCGATACGGCGATTGCGTTGCATGATCGCGTTCGTTTCTTCCCAGTGAGTAGGCACTAAAGTAACAGTCTTGGCATAAAGGTAAGCGAACTTTAGGGTGCGCTTGAAGTCCTCGATGCTGTCGTGACGGCTGAGGTAGGTTTCAACCAGCGTGCAGCACTCGAAAGACTCTAGGCTTTGCTCGGCGCAAGGGTTATAACCAGCCGCTCTCCAGTCCTTGTTATTAACAGGGTCGGCTAGACGTCCGTACTTCTTAGTAGTATCCATCCAGATAACACCTGGCTCTCCGTTGCGGGAAATGCCGTCAATGATGCCAGATAGGTCTTGGCCTACTGATACCTCAACTGAGTTGTTGGACATCCAAGCCCAACCTGGGGCTTTGGCTGAGTATGAGTTACGCTCTGGGAATACCTTAGGGTTCTTTAGATTGAGGAATGTCCCATCATCTAAGCGCCCCATTAGCAGTTCTGCTGAACGGCGCACGTTGCCAGATACTACGCAGACTCCCATTAGATTGCCAATATCAGCAATATCTACGCGAGTAAGCAGCTCGCCAGCTCGGCCTTTGAACAACTTACGAATCTGCTTGTGCAGTTTCTCTAGTGGTTCATGTCCAGCAGCAGTTCCACCAAACGTTTTGATGAGTTCGCCTGCTGGTCGGATTTGAGTGTAATCAAAGACTGGGCTCTTCGTATCTGACTTAAGGTAGGCATTGATGAGGGCGGCTGTGCTTTCCACCCAGCCTTCTCGGGTGTCGGGGATGACATAGTTTTCTCCTTCTTGTGGTTCGTAGATTGTGAAACTTTTATCTGCCCCTTTATCATCGAAGCCAACTCCAACGCCTAGCATCGAGGCTTCCATAAGGAAAGCGAATGGCTTGGCTGGGTTGATCTTAGTCATCTCGTTTGTAGATACAAACGAACAGTTCTGCAAAGCGGCTGAGTTCTTATGCTCATTGACTAGAGGCGTACCCATCATCCACAATCCGCGGCCTGGAGGTGTCCACTTCAGTGTCCACATACGCTCGAAGGCTTCTTTGGCTGAGGCCTGTGCCTTTGAGTCATTCCAAGGCAAGCGATTAGCCTTGCAGTAATCCTTTTGCAATGAATACATGCCGTTGATGACGCGAGCGCAGACCTCTGTCCACGACTCCTTTGTGCCGTCTTCCTTCAGGCGTGAGTAGGTGCGAAGGAAAGTGATCTCTCCCACCGAGTTACCTGCTGCATCTTGGTAGCCCCAAGGTACTTTCTTACCGCGATAGGCATCAACGAACTCATCTGCCAACTTAAAGGACAATCCCATTGTCTAGTTTCCCAATCTCTTAAATGAACGAATAGCATAACTGAAACACACCGATATTAGACTGCCTTGCTTCACCCCTTTTTCTATGCTTATATTATGTATAAGACTATTGATCAGACTCGATCGCTTGCTGGATAATTCTGGTGGTTTGTACCTCGTTGAGACCGCCTTCAGGCAACTCTCTTAAGGCCTGAGCCCTGTCTCCAAAGATGGCAGACAGCACTCCAGCACCAGCGGATTTCCCCTCAACAGTCATACGAATAAACGATGAGGAGTCATCCAATTCTTTAGTAGTTTTGAGTAATTTGAACAGGCGATCGATCTCCTGAGATACATTTGGATCTGCGTATCCGCCGTTCATTTCTTCAGTAAATCGCATAAAAGCGACTCTTTGACCCTGCATTTCGATGATTGCATTGATCAAAGCCTTCATCTGATCCTTAGTCTTTACCTCTACTGGGAGGTTGAACTGGCAGGCACTCTGAGGCTTAAAAGCAGGGCAGTTAGCAGCAACAAAGCATGTATCGCAGGCGCGTAGTGAGGATGCCTTTGTATGCACAACAGGCACATCCTTAATGATCTCGTTACCATCATCATCGGTCTCTACAACAGTCTTCATGTTGTACCCGAACACTGGCAAACTGGTCATTTCGGCGGGATCTCGCGGCAAAACTTTCCGCACTTCTACCCCCCTTGTATTAGCATTGGCGGGTAGGGTTTCCGCAGAAATATCCTCTTGCTTTTCATCGCTCATATATGATATGTCCTTACCCGCATCAAGGTTATTGAGGTGCGATTCTAATTGGTTGTACGACCAGACGGCTAACTTGGATACTTCCTTGTTGTCATCTTCCATGATCAGTTCATAGTCAAGCCCAGCCTTTTCATAGGCTGCTTTGTAGCGTGGTCGTGCTTGATCTTTCATACGCTTGGGGTAACGTACCAGACTTGTTCCGTTCCACACAATCGTTTCGCCTCGCATCATCGGGCTTAGCCACGACATTGTGCTGGCGGTTTCGACTGCCACTTGACGTAGGTTGTCAGGGCGAGCGCAGGAGATGGCGTGGAAGCGTGTGCCCTTGGTGTTCTTGTATCTACGAGTAGCCTGAGCCAGTTGGGTCTCGTCCTCGATAGCCTGCCCAGTGATGGCAATATCAAGGTACTTATCAGTTAACTCTGCAAGACCTGTGTAGCCCGTAGAAGGGCGCCATACAGGTAGGAACTTGCTAGGTGGCATCTCTGCCCAGACTGTACGGCGTTGAGCCTCTATGAAGCTCTCAGGCAGGGCTGGATGGTCGAACTCAGCAAACATAGTAATGCGATCTATATTATTAACCACGAACTCCTCGTAGTCGGCAGCAAACTCCTCGAGCTCTCTTCCGGTAAGCTGGGTGTCGTGGGCCAGTCCAGCATGAACAAAAATGCTTGTTTCAGAATTAAAATAGTTGTCTAATAGGTAGGTGGTTTTCTTAGGAAGGCCACGCTTGGTAAGGCGGTAGAAACTAACGCCCATGTAAGTACAACCAGCAGACTCTAAGATTGTCCTGTTACTAGGTACCTCAGCCCCCAGCATAATGAGCCTCATAGACGGTCGTCCTCAGCAAGCAATTCTTGCTGGCGGTCAATCTCTCCTGAGATCTCATCCCAGGTACGGCGACCTTCTCTGCCGTCTGGACGGAACTTGTAATCTAGATAGGTAGGATGGCAGAAGGCTAGGCAAGTTATACCTACCTCAATCAACTGCTTTACTATGTCAAGGTCTGCGGTAACTACGGCATCAACAGGCCCTTGAGCACGGATGTACTGAGCCATTCTAACCCAAACATTGTCGCCAGGCGGTACCAACTTCCAGTCCACAATGTCGTCATACTTGTGCAACTTTTGCTGACGTAGCCAGTGGTCGGCCTTCTCTTTGTCCTCAGCCAGAATCAGAATCTTATTGGTTTGATTTAGATGGTTATAAAGATGTAAGCCATCACGAATAGGCGCTCCGTCCCGAGGGTTGCGGATAACGCCGTCAAGTGACATTAGTATTGCCATTAGTGCTCCGTGTGGTCTTAGGTGTTACTTGCGTGTGATAGCGCGGCGAATCAATGTGTTCGTGTCAGGCAACTCTACACCATAGGTTTGAGCAGCAAACTCTTGCTTTGATTGCTTTGATACTTCTTTTAACTTCTTAAGTGCGGGAACAATACCAGATGCTTTACCTGCTTGCCAGCGGTAGTTAGCGTAGTCTATGTAACCTTGTCCTGCAGGACTAAACGCATACTTACGACCTTCATGTATGTCATCAAACAATGCAGCGCCTTGCATTACTGCTAGGTGAAGTGCTGACTCTGCATTAATTCTTGCTGCATCATTCTGTGCTGCTGAAATACCATTCAAGGCTTTTTGATAGCGAGACAGAATACCCTCAGCCAATATCTTGTCACGTGCCGACTTGCTTTCCCAGTCCGCAGGACGAAACGGTGATGTGATAACAGGTTGGACTGTCCATGAATCAGATGTTAGATTGTAAGCAGCGTATGGTCGAATCTCGACAATGTTGCTACGTACGTTAACGTAGAACGTCAACTCAAATGTATCTAGGAAGTGAGCAGTATCTTTATTTAATTGCTCGCTGAATCCTTCGTTGAATGTTGCTGCGATCTCTTGGTCGCTAAGGCCTGCGTAACGCTCGTTAGCCTGACGGAATCGAATGTAATCGATACCTACTAAGCAGTCTAGGTCTGCTGGTTCACGCTCCGCAGCCCACTGATATGAAACTCCTGAGCCTGCTAACCATACGTTGCACCATGATTGAGGATCTGAGTATGTTTGCTCTAGATGCCCGAATAAGGAGGCGAGAATCGCATCGCGTACTGAAGAACGGATCTTATTACTCTTAAATAGGCGAGGATCTAAAATACCACTAGGTTCACTGAAGTATGATGCTGGGCCAGGCTCAAGCTCGATAGGGCTTGCTTTGCTCGCAACTACATCATAGAAGTTCATTTAACTAGTATAAACTACTCATCTTCCTCTTCTTCCTCTAACAAGTCCACGTCTTCCGCAGTAGCGGTTGAGAACCAGTGAGGGTGGCAATCTTTATCTGTAATTAAGCCCATAGCAGTTGACGGGTCAAACCCAGCACGTCGCAATGATTTGTAGAACTCGTACAACTGAATTGCATGAATGTCTAAAGCAGTAAGCTCTTCGTCTTTAACTGTTCGAGGTTTTCTAGGAGCAGCGACCTTCTTAGCAACAGACTTTTTATTATCTGCTGGCTTCTTACGAGGCGCCGTCATAGTGTCTCCTGTCGTTACAATAGACCTTTGTCTACCAACGATTGTCTCACAGCAGAGGCCACCTTCTGGCCCTCAGTTGAACTAACTTCTGTCATTACAGAGCCAACTACTGACTGGACAGCCTGCAGTTTGATGGTATCTAGGATCTCCGCGCATCCATGCTTGATGTCATAGATGTTCGGCTTGCGTGTAATCTCAGGAGTGTCCGTAATGTCCGTTTTAGCTGAGTATGAGCCGTCTGGGTGACGGATGATAAGGAACGCGGTTTCGACTTCGTTGCTCATTTGTATAGACCTTTTTCTCCGAATGCCTTCTTCTGAACCATCATCTTGTAAGGGCAGAAATCACATAGGTAGACCTTAGGGCCGCGGGCTTCTGACAGACCTTCCTTGCGGCGCTCCATAGCCGTTCCAGGCTTTAGCTCTTTACTATCTGATTTGTAGTCGCCACAAGATGTTGTAGGGCGTAGGTGTAGGTTGTAGCACTTCATCGCATCTTCGTGGAAGGTGGACTTAGTGTCATAGAAGTTGGTACCAAATACGTCAAGACCAGATGAACCTTCGCTGATCTGCTTCATTACTTCAGCTTTGACGTCTGGGCGAGCCCAGTACTTTAATGGGAACTTCATAAGAAGCCCGAGATGAGGTTCGGGCTTCTGATGCTTTTCTACCGCTACCTGAAGGACTGTATCGTACTCGGCTGGGCCATCGAAATCTGGCAACTCGTCAATAGACTTACAGGTACGGCAAATAAGCAGACGAATCTGCTGTTCATTGCGTTCCTTTTCAGCCAGCGCTTTAAGATCTACCGCCAATTTGTGCTCCTAATAAGTAGTCAGTTAGTAAAGTGTATCAGTAGTTTAGTACTACTCGCCAGCCTCACGAATTTCACGCTTTGACGCAGGAAGGTGCATCCATGGGATGCCTGTACCTGCTGAACGGCCTGATGGCGCTGGTACTGGTGTGGTACCAGCCCCGTTACGAGCTAGATCCTTTTCAGAACTGCGTCCTAAGTTACCACGAGCTGATGCTGAAGCTGGGTGTGTAGAGCATGAGCCTTCACACTTTAGTGACTCTGATGTTGCAGGCACAGTACGACGGCAATCTGAACCAATGCAAGGAACCTGTAGGCCGTGTAGGTCTGAGACCTCCATGCCAGCAAGTGAGCCGTGGATCTTCTCTTTCAATGCGTTTGCATGTGACAATGAGCGGCCGTGGTCGCTGGCCATGTGCTCTGTAAACTTTTGGGTATCTGCGTGAGCAGTTGCGATAATACGGTTACGGCGTACGCGTTCTACTGGATCAGTAAGTTGTGCTGTACGGGTGACCTTCTTACCTGCACGGGCGTTACGTCCACCTAGTCCGCGTGTCTCACCGCTAATTGTGATGTCGCCGATAGAGCGTGCGCCTGTCTTTGATGCTGATGTTGGGTTTGCAACACCTTTTGGAATCTCAACTTCGCCGATCTTTGCGTCACCAAGTGATGGGAAATCGCGGCGTTCTGCCTTTGTGCTTAGGGGACGAGGTGTCTTATCTGTACGCTTTGCACGTGATGGAGCCTTGCCCCATGCACCAGATGTTGCTTCTTTGTCAATATCAGTCTGAGCAGCCATTGTGCGGGCTGTTGCTTCTGGGTTAGATGACCCAGCAATGCGACGCTCTGCAATAACGTTTGCATCTTGCTTAACGGCCTTGCCAATTGAACGTACGGTGCTAACACCTGAACGTGACTTGGTAAATGCTTCTGCTGAGGCTGCTGAACCAGAAGGCTTTACTGCCTTCATTGGCTTTGCTAGCTTTTCCTTATCTAGATAGACCTCACCTAGAGCAGGTGACATCTTAGTAACGCCAACTTTAGCATCGCCCTTAGGACGTGCTGCTTCTTTCTTAGCTAGCTTCTCAGTAACGAAGTTAGGTTGTGAGCCTTTAGTAATACTCTTCTTAGCCATGTTAGTTAGCTCCTGGGTTTACTTTGTTAGGCTCTTCGCTGTTAGAAAAACCATAGTTCCAATAAGGATGCAAACCATCGCGGTTCTTTACAACCAATTGATCGCCCATTGCTGGTGCAACAGTTGTGTTAGGACGACGCTTACGGTATTTGCCGTCTGTGGCACCCTCTTCGAGTGCAGCGTTCTCTGACATAGCTTTACGAACAGTCATACCATTCGTCCTTTCATCTGTTTCATTGCCTTCGCCTTAGTGCAAGACGGGCAAAGCTGTGTGTATAGTGCGTCTTGTGGTTGAATCTGGTAACCGCAGTCCTTACAGCTACCTGAGCCGTTATAAACTGTGTTCTTCATCGCTTGCTGTGTTGAATACTTAACATCTGTGTTGCCGTAGATGCCATCACCTGTTGAGTCAGTCATTAGACCTGGGTCTTTAACCATTACACAACACCTTGGTTCTTTTGAGCTGCTGTGGTAGCTCCACGCTGAAGTAGATTGCTCTTGTGTTGGCGTCGGTTACTGCGGGCAAAACCACTAGTACTCTTAAATGCCGTAACTGCGTTGTCCACTACATTTTTAGCCATGTCGGAAGCTTTACCTTTGTTGAAGCCGTGTGCAGAAAACTTACGCTGTGCGTTCTCGTCTTCCATAGTTCCGCCTGGGGAGGTGTACACTCTGCGTGGGTCATTTGCTCTATCGTTAGCCATTAGATGCTACCTCCGAGATCGTTACGACTTGTAGACTCAGTTGTGTTAGGTGTCTGACTGAAGTCTGACTCCACACGCTGAGGGTTCTGGGCTCTACCAGGTAACTCAATTATGTCTCTGATACCGATTTCTGTGGTGGTATACCCGTATTTAGGCGGAAATAACTCAACCTGAGGTAGTGGTGGACGTACAAATTGCTGCAACTCTGGCCCCAACATTGTCTGTGAGGCTAGTGCTTGGCTTAGTAAGCGTTCTTGATTGCTAGGAAATGGCCCTAAATATTGTTGAGGTGGGTAGGCTGCCGTAGGAGGCGAAACCCATGGTTTACGGCTGTATACGCCGTCTGCCATGTCTGGCATTAGAAAAATACCCTGCTATTGAGTGACTCTAGACGTGGGTCTGGAGCAAACTTATCTGTCTTTGGTGTTGCTTTTATGTCTGCAAGTGTTCCGTGGAACTCATCAAAACGGGTACGAATAGGCTCATCGTTCTGGTTACTACTGAACAGACTTTGACCCTGTGGTTTGCTAGGTTTGCTAAAAAGGCCCATGTCTTACTTCCAACCTGGACGCATACGTGCGAACTGATCTACACGACGCTGATTGATTTCACCTGGAGATGTGCTGCGCATATTTGCTTTACCATCATTAACTAGATGTGGCGCAGGTGTTAGACGCACATCCTGTGTGTTCTTCTTAGACATCATAACGTTGCCTTGACGAACGCTCTTCATCTGACGCTTGATACCGCGGTCAGGTTCTAAACGAGATGGGTAGTAGTAATCGCCTGGATCTACTCGCTCACCTTTGTGAACGCCGCGTTGGTATGAACGCTGCCCAGTGCGTGTCTTAAGACTGTCAAGCATTTTGTCTGACGCGCTTGCTGGACGGCCACGATCATCACGACGTGAACGGATTGTGCCTAGGTAGCCATCTGGATATTGAGCACTTGGTTCTTGACCAATGCCAATGCGTAAATAGTCAAGCTCGGAGCGAGCGACTGCTTGACCTCCACCACCATAAACGGTGTTGGTGCCATACATGCCGTTCGCGCCGAGCGACTGGATATTTTGGTGTGCACTGGCCATGTATCTATGATACGTGGCCTTTTGTTAGTTCGAGGCTCTAAACTCAATACCCTCGAAGAAGGCCCAGCCATCTAGGATGTGGATAGGCTTGATGTCAAAACGGCCGTCTTCTGTATAGAAACAGACGCCTAGACCCTGCTGCCAGTTCTCCCAGTATTGGACAGCCTTTTCATTAGGGGTTGTTCCGCCCTTTACTGATGGGACTGCGCCATCTACACGGCATAGGCAACCTGGGCTAAACGCTACGCTGCGCTTGGCTCCATCTGGATGGTGGCTAGTGTGGTAGGCGATTTCCATACGATGCGTATGTCCGAAAACGGTAGAAATAGTATGGTTCTTATTAAGGTGCTGGCTTGCGGTAGACCCGTTGCTCTTGGCAATATCACCGTGCTTTGCAATAAGATCTCCAACAATGCGGTATTCACCTGCTGGGTAGCCACTTGCATAGATGACGTCAAGCTCATCCATGCGTAGTAGGTGAGGCAGGCTATTAACAGGCCAGCGATCAATACCACCAGCACGCTTCAGCATTGCTGCCTGTGGCGCATTGTTAAGTAAGTACTTATAAAGACGGCAGTCGTGGTTACCTTCTAGGAATACGATCTCAGCCTGAGGGGCTGCTGCACGCTGTTCTGCAAGAAATAAGTAGCCAGCCTGCAAGGATGCTTGGAACGCATTCTGAAACGCGGTTTCTTGTAGGTGCTTGCTTACTGACGGCATATCAATTGTGTCGCCGAGGTTTACAATCTTGTCAATGCCGTAGGTCTCTTGGACATAGGCCATGATCTGGCTGTATACGTCAAGGGCACGCTCGTCGTGGAATGGGTCAGCCACGCCGTTTTCGTCAATGCGAAAACCAAATTGGGTATCGGGGACTAGTAAAGCCACTTTCATGTCGGTGGTCTTTTTCTTATATGACACTGACTTAACAGTTAGGCTACTTGGCACTACTTGTTGAAAGTCAATAGGTCGTTCTACATCCGAAGTTAGGAGCTTAAGAAACTCCATACGGACGTCAGAGGTTATTGGCATTATTTTTTATCCTTAGTCTTATGGCAGGAACAGATCTTGAGGCCATGGCTGCGTAGTGCAGATACGCTGAAGTCAACTTTGTAGACTTCCTGTAACTTTTCCAGCAGTGCTTGGCGTCGTGTCTGAGTGGGCAGAATGTCTTTATCAAAGAACTCGCGCTCTTCCTTGTCTAGTGTGTCTAACCACTGACCTACAGGACAGCGCTTGGCCCCTGCTAGGATTGATGCGAATTCGGCTTTTAATGCTGTATCCATGTGTTTCCCTCATCTAGTGGACAGTTGCATGTTAATCATAACACATATTGAAACGTTTGGACAACAACACGAAACTGTTTTTTAATCTTGCATGGCATGCAAAAGGCCCCCAGCGTTAGCTAGGGGCCTTAGGTAAAACTAGATGTTAGTTGTGATCAGCCATTCCATCTGAGAAGTTAGGCTTTGTACGGTTGACTGCTGGAGGAATGATCCGTCCATTAGCCTGTGTCTGTCCTGCTTCTGGAGATGTGCCACCAGGTAGCTTTACGCGAATTGCGTAACGTGCACCTTGCTTCTCACGAAGGCTTTCCTTACGTGCTGGCTTAGCTTCGCGGGATGGGTCTCCTGCTGCAGCGTTGCCCTTCTTAACTAGCTTGGTGTTCTTAGAGGTCTCAGCTGAGGCGTCCTTGAATCCTGATGAGGCGCTAGTTCCCATGGTTGAAAACGCGCTCTTTGGTTCTTTCTCTGACATATGATTTCCTTTGCAAAGGGGGTTAAATAACTGTATCAGCCTTACAGGACAATAACGGTTAAAACTATCGCTGAAATCTCGCCGTCATGGCTTTGGATGGTTGTAAAGCCTGGAACATAGGCGATATCAATACCTCTAGGGGCCGTATATCCTCGGGCAATGGCAATAGCCTTAGTAGCCTGATTAACGGCACCAGCGCCAACCGCACGAATTTTACAGGTGCGAGTCTCATAGATTGAGTGGGCGATAGCCGATGCTACAGCCTGTGGATTAGAACCTGCTGAAACACGCAGGAATTGCTCCTCTGGAGCAGGGGTTACTTCAGACATTTAGACCTCTTATATATTAGACGATTAGTACTACGGTCTAATAAGTGTGAGGTTTTATGTGAGGTTTTTCAGCCTAAACCTCACAGAGTGTTAGGTTTATCCACCAAGGTTGGAGCCGTGGCATACGATCCACAAATGGCACATTCCATCTCCAAAAGGTATGTGGCTATCTTGTAGTCCTCAAAGGATACCTTGAGGTTCCAGAGGTTAGACTCACACTTAGGGCACTCATGGCAGATGACCTCTGCGTAGTCCATGGTGCCCGTGTAGTCTGGCTTTAACTCTCTAATCGACCTCATCGTCCTCTTCGTCCTCGAGCTCATCCTCGAATAAGCTCTCGTCTAGAGGCTCCATATCTTCCCAGTCATCTTCCCAATCAATGCCCTCTTCAGAGAGGTCTTCATCGAATAGGTCCTCTTCAAACTCTTCTGGCATATCAGTCTCCTAGGTAGAAGGTGTAGTCATTAATTATTTCTAATGCGTGGCGAAATTTCTCGGGCAAATCATCTGACTCTAAAACCAGGCTTAGTAATTCTCTGACTCGCTCATGGTAGTAGGCTGTCTGCTCTTTGCGCCTCATGCCTCCGAAGTTAACGTCTTCGGGCCGTGGTAGGTCTAACTCATTCAACGGCTTTGACCTGTAGGAGGGTTGATCTCTAGCGCCTCTACCATAGAACGTAGGCCAGTCATCATCTGCTGTTTAACGAACGCGCCTCCGCGCTTAAAGGCGGCTTCAGTATCTGCTTTAACTTCTGGGGTTAGCTGTGAGAGCTCGTACTTCTTACGCCACTCTTGCATCTCCTGTTTATTAAACTCTGCTGCTCTATGCCAAGAATCACGCATTTGTCTAGCCATATAAACTTCAGCTTCTAGCTCACTGATCTTCTTCTTTAAATTCTTCTTTGAGGCCATTTATCTCTCCCTAAACTTTGGATCCTGAAGCTTAGCATACACCTCTTTTTGATAGGCAAACTTAGCCTCACCCGACACTAACTTTGCTAAGGAATACGAATCAGCCGCGTTGTCATCTGTGAACTCTTGCCCCCAGACCTTGTAAACCTGTAATAGCATTTGGCTCTTAGGAACGCCTGTGCCCTTGCCTGTTACATACTTCTTAAGGCTAGTTGGTGGAACTATGAGTGGGTAATAAGGACCTAGGTCTAACAAGGCCAGCTTTACCATTCCGCCTAGTTCACCAAGCATATTAGCCATCTGTGAGCCAAAGGCATAGCCTTCTATGGCTACGTCCAATATATCTTTATGCTCTAAAGTACTTACTAGATGATGGCGAAGGTCATACAGGCGGTTAATCCCACCTTTACCTGCCTTAAACACTGTTGTTCTGTGCCCAGTGCCATTTAGCATGGTTATTGCAAACCCGCTATACGACTGGTCTATACCAACATATAAAGGCTCAGACAGATCTATACCTCCGTCAAATACCTTCATTAGAATTTACGGCTCGTAAACCCAGGGTTCGCTGTACGGCGTGACAGTTCACGGCTGATTACCTTGGTGCTTTCATTTACGCCATCTTGGATGCTCTTAAGCAGGGTGTGGTAGTTACGGCGTACTGCTAGCTCATCATCAAGCTTTTGCCCTACAGGGTCAGAAGCTGTCTTAGCTTTAGTACGAGCAACGGTTTCACCCTTAACTGCATCAATCATTTTCGATGCTTCGAAGCGCTCTAATACTTTAGTTGCAGCCTCTTCATCAATGCGAGCACATGAGATCTGTAGCAGTAGAAAGTTGTTGTACTCAACAAAGTGCTGGAATAACTTCATTAGTTCTTGGTCGTCAATATCTGTAAGGTCATCAGGGATGCTAGGAATACTATCGTTGTAGGTAGTAGCCGCTCCGTATCCTTGAATAGTTAGCTTAGCAACTGCCTCTGCACTTGCTTCACCTGTGTTGAGGGTAATCACTTGTACTCCTTACAACTGCTGCATAGTTCTGGACCGCCTATATTACACATAGGTGGGGTACCTTTGCCAACTGCATCAACAATCATTTGCGCTGCGTCGAACTTCTCTGTTATGCCGAAGTCGCTCTTAGGAATAATGAACTCTTTGTACTCCTGTGTAGGCTTTGACTCGTAGATGAAACAAGCCTCCTGAGGTGCTGGTTGGTCGAAACCAATTAGCTCAATCAACTTCATGTAGATCTGAGCTTGCATAATGTGGCTTTGGAATGGGGACTCTAAGTTAGCCCATACCTTCTTGAAATCGCCATCGTACTTGTAAAGCATGGATGGATCTTCCCAGCGGATGGTTCCTTCTCCAACTGACTTAATCTCAAGTAGTAGTGGATCACCGAACTCTGTCAGCCAGCCATCAGCGTGGCCAGCAATACGCATCTGTGGGTAATCTAGTGGGACCTCTTTATAGACAACGCCGTCAGGATTGCCGTTATGGTCTCCTGGCATGCCCCAGAAGGACTCATCACACTCTCGGCACTCCCAGAGACCATATATAGCGTTCATGTTCTTAAAGCGCTTCTGCCACTTATGGTGGATGGCATGGCCTTCTTCAAATACGCCATCAGTCTGCATAGATAGCTTGCGCTTAGCTGATGCTGGCTCAAAGCCCATAAGATGAAAATAGGAGGCTCGATAACACCAGCTGTCCTTAGCCATCTCAGATGGGTGCAAGACGTCGGTGCGACGATCCTTGATGCGGGGTGTGGCTAGGAAGTGACGCTCTAGCTTCCCTAGTACTCTAGATTCCTTCTTAGTAGTATCTAAGAACTGCTTTAGTGCGCCCTTTGGCTTCTGTGCCATTTAGTCTCCCCTAGTTTTTATCTAACCACTCTTCAATGGTCATATTATTACGAGCCGCCTTACGTTGTAAAGCGTTTCTTTCTCTGTGGCTCATGCCGCCAAAGATTCCGTGTTGCTCATCTAACTTTATAGCAGACAGCAGACATTCTCTTCGTACTGAGCACTCTGGTCTTCCGTCCTTACCAAAGCAAATGGCCTTTGCCTTATCAGCAATAGGCTTATACAACGCTTTGTCTCTAGGAGGAAAGAATATCTCAGTGTCTTCATTGAAGCACTTAGCGTGGTAGTACCAACGATCTAGGGGGTCTCCCTTGTACACGTACACTCCTGGAGGTAATGGCGGAGCTCCATATAGTCATCTTCTGTCAGCATAACGTAGTTATTGCCGTTCAGATGAAATCCAAGGACAGGCGTTCGACTATCAAGAATTGCTTCTGTGACAATCTTTTCCAGCTCCACCGCTTTGACGGTGAACTGAGTTTTGCCAGTCCACTTGTGCTCGATTAAAAGCTCATCAGTTCTGACATCACCCTTACGACTCCAAAAAGCACCGCTCCCAGCGTTGCGCTTCCCGTCAAACTTTTTAGCGAGTCGGTCCTCGTGTTTCCTTGACTCTCGTTGTCCCTTACTCTTCATCGAGTGAGGCGACAAACTTTGAGCTCTCCAAGACGCTTCTTAGGACGTCCTTCTCAAGTGTTTCGCGTAGATCTATTTCTTCTCTCAGTGACTTAAGGATAGCATCTCCACCCATCCACTTTCTATCTCCATAGCTGTAGTACGCACCAGCACGGGTGATGATCTTGTTTAGGATACCCAAGGCTACAATCTCCTTGCCGATATCAAAATCACCTGGAAGTAGTTCTCCACCCTCAGCAAAATAGAAGTCTATAAATGCTGGTGGATTGATGGCTGAAGACTTGTTCTTAAGGGTACGGATCTTGATGGTCTGACCTACACGGCGCTTGCTATCGCCTGTGCCGACCTCGATCCAGTCATCGCGCTTTACCTCAATACGGGTAAAGAACGAGTAGTCCTTACCTAGTCCGCCTGGGGTAGTGCGAGGATCTCCATACATAACGCCGATCTTCTGGCGGTACTGGTTGATCATAATTCCGATAAATGGGCGGTCAGACTCGTCTATTAGGCTGCGCTTAGACGCCTTACCAACCTTGCGGAAGAACTTGTTAGAGGCGATAGCGCCACGACCAACAGTTGACTCTCCCATCTCACGATCATCCTCAGCACTAGGTACTAGGGCTGGAAGTGAGTCAATAACGATGCAGTCTACGTTGCGGCTCTCAGCCAACTCGATGACGGCGTCCATGGCATCTTCCATGATGTTGGTAGAGATTACATACACACGTGAGGTATCTACTCCGCACATCTCAGCGTACTGAGGAACCCACTGCTCTGCAGCAATCCATACAGTAGTGAATTCAGGGTCACGCTTTTGGTTAGCAGCGATGGTCTTTAGCGCAATAGCAGTCTTGCCATTGGAAGCTTCTCCAACGATTTCGTGCCATTGGTTAACAGTCCAACCGCCACCCAGCGCTACGTCTAGGGACAATGAACCGCTAGGGAATCGCTCTAGTAGGTTGTCACGAATCTCTGAGCCACGAACGATAGTTCCTGGGCCAAGCTTCTTATTGATCTTTAGTACAAACTTGTCTAGTTCTGCTGTAGCCATTAAATATGTCCAATGATAGTCGTAGGGTTAAATCCGCCTGTAGCAACTTGTTTTGCAGGTGTTGCTGGACCTCCTGAGGAACTACCGCCTACAGTACCAACGCCTGAGCCAGCTTGCACCTTTGGGTAACCGCAATCGTAGCAGCGGTGAACGTCAAAGCTACCATTCTGTGAGGTACCCATACCTACCTTTGGATAGTTACCACCATTACATGCAGGACATCGCACAGGGTTAAGTGCGCTCTTAGGAAGAACCTGTGGAGTTATTTCAACAGTAGGGTTGACTACTGCGTAACCAGGGTTAGTGGGCGCAGGTGCTTGATATTGCTGCGGGGGAAGTGCAGGAGGTAGAGGTTGACGTGGGGCAGCAGGTGCGCCCATCTTTTTTGACCACCAGTCAGTGCTCATGTTTGTGCCCTTCAGTTGCCCATGCTGGTCCTAGTTGGAGCAGCCCTGTGTTAATTCCTATTGATAATGTAGCCATAATAGCACTAAGCCCAATACTGTGTGAAAGGTCATCTGTCAGTTCCATTTGATCGTAGAGGAGCTCTAACTCTTCCTCATCTAGTTCTAATGTACCGTTGCTGATGCACTCTTCCACAATGCGTGACTTAACTGCGCCGATTACTGAGGCGTTTATCTCCGCCATCATCTCTGCGAACTCCGAAACACCAGACAACATAGCAATGCGGTCATCGCTATCTTGACGTTCCTTTTCTGAACCCTCTTCACTGATGTTAACAAGACCTAAGTCAGAAGCAATAACCTCTGGGTTTTCAATCTGCATGTCATACAAGTACCAGCGTGCGAGTGTTGACATAGGGATCTCAATAGACTCAAGAGTTACCTCTTGGTCTCTATCGCGCTTAAACTTATCGAAGAAGCCCATTACTTAGCCATACCCCACTTATCCACTATCTTCACATCCGCGATAAGCGGAATAGTCTTGAGCATCTTTACGCCTTCCATTGCTTCACGAATGGCCTCGGCAGTCTGTTCAGCTAAGTGCTCTGGGCAGGAAGTCACAAGTTCATCGTGCACTGTGAGGAGTATCTTAGCACCTTCTGGAATCATCTTATGAGCACGGACCATGGCTATCTTCATGATGTCGGCAGCTGTGCCTTGGATCACAGTATTGAAGGCCTGGCGCTCAGCACCCGCCTTCTTCTCACGGTTACTGGATACGATATCTGGAAGGTAGCGACGGCGCCCTGTGGCAGTGACTACATACTTACGCTTACGGGCTACCCCGATGACTCTTAACTTATACAGGCCAACGGCGGAGAATTTTTCAGCGAAGTCGTTAAGAAGCTTTTTAGCCTCTGTGTTGGTACAGCCAATACTGCGGGCTATCTTGTCAGGACCTACGCCGTAGGCCATGGATAAGACTAGGGTCTTACCAGCAGCACGGTTAACGCCCATGGTAGCCGCTACAGTCATGTAGATATCCTCTTTATCTAGGTATGACTTAACCATGATTGGGTCATGAGAGAAGTCAGCAATGATACGAGGTTCAATCTGAGAGTAATCGGCGACTACTAGCTTTTGCCCCACTGGTGGGATAAAGAGATTACGAATCGCCTTACCGTGAGCAGTAGCAGGACTAGGGACGTTCTGTAGGTTTGGATTACGGCTGGAGAAACGACCAGTCTCCGCACCGTTCTGCACAAAGTCGCAATGAATACGGCCATTGATTAACAGGCTGTCACGGTACTCGGTCTTAGACTTACCGCCAGTGGTCTTGGTTACGTCCCCACCTAGGTATGGAATCACATAAGTAGTAAGCAACTTGTTAAGATCTGCGTACTCTACGAGCAATTTACAAAGCTCGTCCTTCTCCTTGTTCTCAGCCAGTGCTTCTGAGGAGGTGGAGTAGTCTGTGTAAAGTAGTTCCTTACCCTCATCGCTCTTTTCTTGGCCCTTTGTAGTGAGTACCTTGGTCTTAAGACCACGACCGCCCTCAATCTTAGGCTTGTATAAAAGCTCTTGACGTTCTGGAATAGAGTTGATGTTGAACTGACGACCAGCTTGCTTGTAGATAGAAGCACGCTTGATCTCTAGTTCAGCTTCTAGTGTGATCTGAAGCTTTGTAAGGCTGTCCATATCAATCGGAGCACCAGTAAGCTTCATATCGCAAAGAACTGCCAGTACATCCATCTCTAGGTTCATTACCTTCTCGACGCCTGACTCTTCTAGCTTAGGGATTAAAGCTTTCCATAGCAAGAAGGTGTACTTAGCATCCAAAGCAGCGTACTTATATGTCTCTAGGAATGAGTGGGCTTCAATCTCTTTACCGACGCCCTTGACCATCTCGTAGCCGATCTCACGCTTCAAGCAATCAGCAAGTCCGCACTTACCTTTATTCTGTGTGTTGTACAGGAACGAGGCAATCATAGTGTCAAAGTAAGGGCCTACAGGCACACGCTTACCTAGGTACTTAGCAACTGAAGTAAGGTCGAAGGCTAGGTTATGCCCGACCTTAAGAATCTTATCGTTAAACATTAAAGGCTCTAGCGCCTTGAATACCTCTGCTGGGAACAGTTGTTCTGGAGCAGGTGAGAATAGTTTTGTTGCTCGCTTATCACTGCGAGAGTAATCGCTTTCACGAGGAGCATGTCCAGCGTCTACACGCTTTTGGCCCTGACCAGTTAACGGGCGGTCTAAGCCTATAAACTCTCCATTAGGATGACCCATAGGAATAACATCTACACGGCCATATGTGGCAAAGCTAATCCACACTACATCGTTTACTGGAGTATCGCCTCGGCGATCTCCCATTGTTTCCACATCGTAAGCAAAAGCGTCTTGTGTTAGATAGTAAGCAACCATCTCATCTAGTTCTTCTTTAGTAAGAATTAACCCCATATTTACCCCTTAAAAAGGCCCAGAGGCATAGAGAAAGGGGGAAACCTATGCCTCTGGACGTCTAGTGTGCGTTAGTCGTTAAGTAGATCCTGAGCGATCTCAAGAAGCTCTTGGTAAGAGTTCTCTTTGATTACAGAGCGATCGTATGGCTTGAACGTACCAACTGCGGCTTCAACCTCAGCTTCGTTTAGACCCCAATCTTCATTGAGATCACGAGCCTTGACTGAATTCATGTGGTAAACAGTTGTTTGCATCTTACCTGTGCGGCTCATTGCCCAGTAGTTCTTGGTCAATGGTCCTTGAGGTGAGAAGTGAGCAGCGTGGATAGTCTTGTAAAGACGTGGAGTCGCTACAAGTTGCTGACGCTGTGCACCTTCAGGTGCGCTGAAGTTAATGATAGTGAATGCCTTCTTATCCTCTGGGCGGTGACGTAGCACTGTGCAGAGTGGGCATTTCTCTCCGATACAGATGTAAGACTTCTTACCAGCCTTGTTCTGTAGGAAGTGAAGCTTGTAGACAGCGAACGGGCCGTCTGGATCAATAAACTTAATGATCTGAGGATCCTCAGATTGCTTAAAGTCTACTGGGTAACCATCAGCTGGAGCGGCATTTGTTGTAGCTGCATCCCAGCCAGAAGCAACGCTACTAGCTGCTGATGTGATTTGCTCTGGACGAGCATCCAATGAATCGTCTAGATCCACTAGGTAGTTATCTGTATCTGTGGCCATTTGGCAGTCCTTTTCTTATGGTTTAGTTTTCTAGAAGTTTGTCCCAAGCATCTGCGATCTCCTTAGCGATCGTAGGATGTTGCGACCAGTCTATACGAGGTTTGAACATAAGTCCATTCTTCGTAAAGATTTCAATTGCAGACTCTATCATAGGTCTTGTGTAAAGGCGTCTACCTTTACGCTCTACACCAGTCTTGTCTTTCTTGGTAGGAAGACGATAAGGCGACTCTGGTAAGTAACCCCACTTGAACCACGCACGTATGGTTATAAGCGGGCGCCCTAAGGCTGTTGCCAATGATCCTACAGCAAACATCTCAATGTCTTTACCACTGGGAAGTGTTTTGATGTAGGGCTTCGAGTCCCACGCACCTTCACCTTTTGGTTCAGGCTTTACGACCTCACGGCGTTTGCGCTTACTGCCTGGATAGTAAACATCCAAGTCAGCAAACGTAGCGTCAATTAGATCGTCGTCCATACTCATCCCTTATTCATAATAAATGCGTAGGAAATCTTCTTTGGGAACATCTTGTCAATATCTTCTTCTGACAACTTGTTCTGGTAGTAAGCAGACATAATCGCATCTTCATCTAGAACAGGGACTTGCTTAACGCAATCTTCTGTTAGGCCTTTAGCAGCAAGAAGCGCTTCGGCAACTTCGATGTCGATTGATTGGCTTACGCGGCGTTGCTTAGAAATAGATTTGATGCCACTAACAGTGTCATCGACTTCTAGTGTTATGTGGCCACGGCCATCTGTCTCACCTAGCTCATCAATAGCTTCTGTAAGACGGCCTTTGATTTCAGAGTGGCGCTTATTAAGAAGATCTGATTGATCTTTAAGAGATGCAGCTTGACGAACTAAGTCTTTGATCTGAGTTAGATCCATAGTAACCCCCTCGGTTATATGGATTACATTACCACTTGACTAGGCATTGTCAACTTCCGCTAAGTAAGCCTCAAGAGCCTTGATAATGACGCTCGTAACAGTGACCCCCTCTTTTAGGGCCTTAGCCTGTACAGGCTTCCAGATCTCGTCAGAGACGCGGATGGTACGTGTTGGGGTCTTAGGTGCATTAGGCATTTTATAATTATACCCTTTCTATACGCTGGCTGATTGCAGAAACTGGCGCAAACTGGTCAAAGTGATAGGTACGCCGCCTTCATCATCGATTCCTATGCCGTCAACTACTGCATTAGCAATAGAGGTCTTCTGCATTAGGGCCTGATGTTGACGCTCTTCTATTGAGTTCTTCATAATCATATCTTGAATGACGATAGTAGGCCAAGTCGATGAGGCCCGCTTTATTCGTCCATTACGTTGAATTGCTCCTCCTGATGACCAGGGTAGATCATAATTGACCAGTAGATTAGCAGCAGGCAGATCAACACCATACCCACCAGCATCAGAAGAAATGAGAACGCGAACTTCCGCTTGCGTGTTGAACGAGATCTTGTTGTCTTCCTTAGTCTTAGCATCTAGTTTCCCTGAGTATAGTCGGCATTGGTCTGGCCCTAAGGCCTCAGCAATAATATCAAGCATACCTACGTATGAGGCAAAGATCACAACCTTGTTAGCTGGATTAAGGTCTAGGTGAGCGTTTACATACTCCTTCAAGGTCTCAAGCTTTGGGGAGTGCGTAATGCCTTCTAAGTGCCCCTCATCTAGTAGTTCAGCAGCGTAGGCTGACCCATCGCCCTCCATCTTATGAAACTTAAGACCGCTGTCCTTAACTAGGTCAGGATGGGAGCAAAGCATCTTTAGCGCCCCGATCTTAGACATCAAACGACCGCGTAATTCGTCTGCAGGACCGCCGTACTGGCTTTCATGTCCGTAGTGGGCCAAGACATTGAAGGAGCTACCAAAGAGCGTCTGAGCCTCTTCTAGGTCTGCTAACAGGTCATCTGTAATACGTCCGTAAAGTTTAGAGGCCTTGCGATCAAAGAAGACCTCTAGAGGTTCCTTATGGATTGACTCTGGAAGGAATGGGGCGACATCTGCGTCGCTCTGTGATTTTCTAACAGCCGCTGTCTTTAGCTTCTCATGGAGTACTGGAAGGTTGCGGTATCGGTCAACCCCGCCCCAGTTATTGCGGACGATGAAAGCTTGATCAAAGATATCGAAGCGGCCTAAGACGTTGTTGTCTACAAACTGCATGATGCTGTAAAGCTCTTCTGGCTTACCGTTCTCAATAGGAGTTCCAGTAAGCGCAAACTTGTACTCAGCGTTACCTAGACGCTTTACTGTTTTAGATCGCTTTGACTTAAAGGACTTGATTGCTGTGGCTTCATCGAGGACGACGAATCCTCGTGGGAGCTTGGCAACGTAGTCCCAGTCGTTAACAACTTGCTCATAGTTAAGAATGACGTAATCAACGAGGGTGTGGCCCCAGTCGTAAGCTTCTTCGTACTGTGCCCTTCTCTTCGTTGGTGTGCCGTCAATGACCAAAGCGCGTGAAGTCCCACTGGTAAATTTCTCAATCTGATTAGCCCACTGGTATTTAAGTGAGGATAAACAAATGATAATGCCTGGCTCGGTAATTTTTCCTTCATCCATCAAACGTTCTAAAGCAGCAATAGTTAGAACGGTTTTGCCCAAACCAAGGTCGTACGCCACGAGCATCTTCTTACGCTCGCACATACGATCCACAGCCTCTGGCTGATAAGGAAGTAAAGTACCTGTAAAGGTCAAACCAGTAAGCCCTTCATACGCGTAGTTACCTGTGCCTCTAGGTCCTCTAAGGTACCAGAGTTCAGGAAGGTCTGTGAAACCTCAAACTCCTGGATTGTGGTCTCAGAGACGTGATCGTTTACTGGGCCAACCCCTGGGCGCTCTACACGCCATAGTTGACCATTTAGGTTCTTGATCATTCTCGCCTCGTTGTCAAAGCGGACGTCTGTAATAACGTAAGACTGGTTATTGTCAGAGATAGCACGAAGAGCGCATAGTACCCAGATATCCTGACCAAGCGCTGTGCGAGCTGCCATACCTGTAGCTTGAAGTAGACGGCGAACCTCTGTCTTTGCCTTGGCTAGCTCCCAGCCATAATCACTAACAGTTTCACGAAGACGATAGCCTGTCTCTAGTACTGGGTTAAGCTCCATTAGAAATGATTTAATCGGGTCAGCAAAAGCCACCCGCTCAAAGCCGTATTTCTCTATTAACACTGAAGCAACTGAGTCCTTGCCAGATTGGGCGTACCCTGTTAGTCCGATGATCATTGCCATGTTTCTACCTCCTCTAATATTTCCTCAGCCATACAAGTTATGCAATCGGCTCTTAATCTGAAGTTACTTGTGTGGGCACATTGACCGCTCATCATACGAAGCACTATTGAAAGGCGTCGTATCTTATCTTCTGTAGACAGCGGAGCGTCCTCTCAAACTATGTCTAGCACTAGCTAGGCCTGATTCGATCTCAGCTTTGCTCATACCGCCGACGTCCTTAACGTCGATGCCGCTGTAGTTGAAGAACCAGATGCCTAGACTAATAGACTTTGCCCAATCAAACAACTGTTCGGTCGACTTTCTACCTGCGTCGTCGTTGTCTAAAGCTATGACTAAGCGTTCAGCGCTTTTAAGTAGCTCTAGTTGATCCTTAGACACTAGGGCTCCATACGCAGCAACGCCCCCAAGTATTCCTACAGAGGCAAGGCGTACTACGTCTAATGGCGACTCTACAAGGATCATGTCTCCGCTTGAGTACTCGTTGTACCCATAAAGTGCTCGGCTCTTCTTAATACCAGCAGGTTGGTTCTTAAAGTAACGGCTTGTATGCCCCTTCTCCTGCCAACCTAGGAGCTTATTGTTCTTAGGGTCGCGTATAGGAATAATCCAGCACTCTGTACGAGGATCCCACAGCAAGTTGTAGAGGTGAGCAGCCATAGGGCTTAGGCCTCGAGACTTCAGTGCGTCAGCTGGAGGCTCTGTGTAGATAGCAAGCATCGACTCATCTAGATACTCGATCTTTTCTTTTTCTGGGTTAAGCGAGCGCTTCATCGCGTCAAACGCCATGCTCAGATGCTTGGTGTTTTCTTCTAGCCACTTCTCTGTGTCTTCTGAGCCACCCATAAAGCTAACTAGGTAGTTAACACCGCCCTTAAACCCACAGGAGAAGCAGATATGCGCACCTGTCTCAGCATTTATTGACCAAGAAGGGTTGCGGTCTTCTTTACCCGTGTTGAAGAGGTGCCCAGGGCATTTAGCCTGAACCTCATCGCCACGTACGCCAGTTACCTCAATGCCCAGACGAGCAAGAAAGTCTTCCATCTCCCCCGTAGTCATCAGTCAATATTCAAATCTGATTCGTCGACTTCTCGGAACGTACTACCATCCCAGTCCCATGTAAGTTCGATCTCAGCAGGACCAGAGTTACGGCTGGCCATAATCTTAAGAGTGCGCATCTCGTCAACGTTCTCATCTTGCTTCTCAAGGCCAAAAACTACGTCGGCGTCTTGACCAAAAGAAGATGAGTAACCGATTGAGTACATGTCAGCCTTACCACCACGAGTCTTGCTCTCAAGGAACTGAGTAGACATAATTACAGGTAGGTTTGCTCGCATAGCTAGCTTCTTTGTACCACGTGTGATGTTGGTGATTGCTTGTGATGAACCAACCTTTTCGCCGTTCTCATCGATCATAAGGTAAGTACCATCAATGATTACTACGTCTGGCTGTAGCGTTTGAATCTTGTTAGCAATACCTGTAACAGTTAGAGAAGGCCCTGTGTCGTAACCTACAAGGTGGAACCCAGCATCGTAACTCTTTAGGTTTTTGAGGTTGGTGCTATATCGCGCCTCTTCATCAGGTGTCATAGTACCTGTAGACAAGCGCTGGTATGAAAGCTTAGAGCGCATAGCATCATAACGAAGCGCTTGCTCAAAAGCAGTCATCTCAAAGGTAACGAACATAATTGACTTGCCGTCGTTGTGCATATTCAGAGCCATTTGCATTAGTAGCGTTGACTTACCTGTCTTAGGCAAAGCAGCGATAACAATGAGCTGGCCGCGTTGGATACCGCTTAGTGTTGAGTCAATGGTTGGAAAGCCTGTGGCATAACCAAGCAAAGAGTCGGGACGATCTTTACGAGACAAGTACTCTTGAAAACGAGCCTCTGGATCTTCTGTAAGGTCGTAGTCTGACTTGAAGCTAAATCCCTCTTGGTCAAGAGCGGCGATACCGCCCTGCATCTCAATAAGAGCAGCCTCATGGTCTTTATCCTTCTCAATAGTGCGGATAGCACGATCAATGATCTTCTCAGTCGCCTCTTTGCGACGAGAGGTAATGACGTTATCAACTAGGTACTCAATACTGTCAGAGACCTCAGTATCTAGCTCAAAGTTAGGAAAGTTATCTTTGATAGCGTTGAGCGAAGGCACCTCGCTGTAGTTAGCATAGTGCTTACGCATAAACAAGAAAAGTCGTCGATCACCCTCATCTCGGAACCAGTCGTCAGTTACTCCACGAGAGAATACTGGCGTGAGGTTGCGGTCAATGATTGCCTTATGCAGCATACGAGTTTCATTAGTCACGCTTTCCTCCAAAAAATTCTTCTGGGGTTATGCCCCAATGACCGTAACGTAGCAAACGTTCTGAGGTATCTACAACTCCGACAAGCTCTGGTCGGTAAGGAAGCTCTGCGACTACGTGAGCCAGCGATGAGTAAGAAGTGAAGTAGCGAAATGGATTAGTCCCAATACGATCTAGGTACTCCATCATTTCGTCAAGCTCTTCTTGAGAGTTCTCTACAGAGAAGAGCTCTAGCGTTTCGCCTACCTTAACCGTATGGATGTAGAAACGGCTAAGCATCTGCATGTTGTATTCATGCGTGTATTGAACAGTTGGAATGATACCCAGACGCTTTTTAATCTGCGGCTTGGAAGAACGTACCACATCAATGTTAACCAAGAAGCGTCTTGGTAAAGCGTTACTGATGTCCCCTTTTAGCATTTGTTAGTAAACCTCTATTTTCCCGAATCTGATAATAAAACTTCTAAAAGCTTCGTCTGATCGTTGAGCCAGATCAGCATCTTCAGTGCTGGCTCTATCAGAGATCTCTAGCGGGTAAGTACCACCGTTACTCTCGATGCGTGCGTTAACAAAACGAGTGTGCTTACAGGTTGCCTTAGCAGTCCATCCAGAGCATGTACAGGACAGATTGTCGTAGTCATCTATAGATACTTCGTAGACGCCAGGTCCTGGAGTCTGCGTCTTGCTGAGAAATACCTGTAACAACTTCTTTTGCGTCATGCCTTTAATCTTAAATCACCTGCCTTACTTTTAACGGCGATAATGCCAAAAGCTTCGTTGATAAAGCTACCTGTAGCCTCTCCGTAAACTTGTGCCCAATCATCTACCTCTAAGTTAGTTGTAACGATAGTAGGTAAACCTTTTGAGTAACGAGTACGAAGAATGTCATGTAGTAGGTTACGTTGCCAACCGCTTTGGCTCATATGCTCTTTACCAATGTCGTCAATGACAAGAACACGTACGTTGTAAGCATCGTCCTTACACTCGCCCATAATTCCTGACATCAGCTTAAGGTCAGCATCTGAAACCTCATCGTTCATCGTGCTGCCCTTCAGCGCAACAATAGCGTTGTAGCTAGAGAAGTAGCAAGGGCGAACGACCACTTGAGCTTCTGCGTCAAATGACACGAGCATGAACTTCGTGATCATCTCCTGCAGGATCGCTGAAGCAACTGTTGACTTACCGAACCCTGGGTCGCCATGTAGCAGTAGACCTCTGCCACAACCTTTCTGACCTAATGCTCGGATGATGCGACCGTTCTTAGCATGTGCCACCCATGCAGCGATCTTCTTTGCATCATCGGCATCAAGGTCTGTGCAATCCTCTAAGCGCCAACCTGTAGAAGATGCAGGAACGCCTGAAAGCTTTAGCCAAGCTTTGCGTTTTACCTTTAGTGCCTCTGGCTTATACATCTGAATCCTCATCTAACTCGAATAGGAAGGCGTTAACCTTAGCAGCTCGCTCTTCTGATCTTGCTCTCTTCTCAGGGTCTGGCATCTCCAGCTTAGCACGATCTGACAAGGAGCCAAATGAAGAGATGAAGTGACGCCACATGATGTTCGGATCCTTCATAGCCTTGACGTTATCCTGAGCAAAGAACATCTTAAGCATAACCAGCTCTATAGCGCCATTGGTGTCGTGCTTCTGGCGTGCCTGATAGATAGCGGCCGATAGCGGCGTGTCGGAAACCTTCCAAGGCGGAATATCCCAGCGGTCGTGGATCATGGATGAGAACTGGCGGGCCGTATCTGATGAGGTCCAGAGTTCTGGAGCCACATCCTTACGAGCACGGAACGTCTCCTCATGCTTCTTTAGCTTGGCCTCTTGGTACTCGGCCTTCTTCTGGTCTTCGAACTTCTTACGCTCTACGGCCACTTCATCATCTCCAGAGGAGGTCTTGCCGAAGAACTCGTAGCCCATCTCTTCTCCTATCTCAAACTTCTCTTCCTCGTAAAACTCCGTTTTACTATTAGCAAAGCTTATATCTCTATTAGAAGAACTAGCTATTTGGGTTAATAGGCTGTTCTGGCTATAGAGCTCATTCAGCTGTATGTATCCGCCGGTTTCCGCCGCTCGGTTTTGGGAGTCCGCTACTAGCTCGGTCACCTTGATTAGCTGGCCTTTGGATGTCCGTATTGTCCTGGTTATGATCAAACCAGCCTCACGGAGTTCGTTAAGGGCAGCGCGAACAGCCTTCTCGCCCTCTTGAAACTTCTTGGCGATTGAGATCGCCGAAAGAGACTCGTCAGGGTTCTGGCAAATATAGGCATATAGCCCAGTGGCGCGAAGGCTAAGCATTGATCGCTTTGATAATCGCTTCAGCAAAATCTAGGGCTGCCTGACGGATTGCCTGTGCCTTGTCAGAGGGCTCTGTAGTTACGCTAGGGGCCTCGACAGGCAAGACGACAGGCTTGAGTACCATTTCGGCCTCTAAGGGCTTCATAGGCGATTCTGGGGCCGATTTAGGGCCTACTGGTTCGATAGGTAGGAGCCCATTTGTCAGGTCGTAGCAAACTACGCCTGCTGAGGCGAACTCAGAGGCGATCTCTACGGTTTCAGGGTCATCGGCATCCCAAAGCAAGAAGACATTAGTCTCCTCTGTTCCAAAGACGTCAATAGCTAACTTGGCGGGGTTGTCGGACTGGTTAAATGAGATGTGGCTTAGTTTGCCAGCGGCCGATTCCTTGACAGCAAAGAGTGTGCACTCAATTCCCTTGTCCTTGGCATACTGCCAAGCCCAAGTCTGGGCCAGTGAAGGCTTGTCGTTAGCTAAGAAGGCCAGCATTGGCGTCTTCTTCTTTTGCTTTAGCATGATTACATAATCAGAAACCAAAGCTTCTAGATTGTTACGGCTTGTCTCGCCGTTTCCAGCAATTACGATATATGAGTTCATGGTTCTCCCTTTCAGAGGTTGACCATGATACACCTACTCGCGAGTTCGCACTACCGCCTGGGTAAATGTCGACATCTTGTCAGTGGCTAAAGCAAGCATGGGACCAAAGAAGGCACCGCCAACTGTGTAAAGGATTTCTTGGCGCGTAGTAAGCCCGCCTACGATTGCCACAGCCCCCGCAGATAGAATTAGGCAGAGAAGCGCCTTGAAGGCTCGTAGATCAACAAGCTGTTCGACGACAGCTATGAAGAAGGCTACAAAGCCTGAAACTAAAAATAAGGTGGTCATAGCTCCATACTACGCTTGCGCGTAATAAGTTGCAAAGTTAGTTCCTATCATCAGGTAGTTAGGCAGTGTCTCGTTGACGCGGTTCTGCGTAGCAAAGCGGTTACGGTAGTAGTAACTAGGGCTCTGATTAGGTGTGCCCTTCCAAGTTACATCGCCTAGATCAGCGTAACCAAAGCTTCCGTCAAAGAAGCTGTCCACATAAGCAGAGGCCTCAAATAGGAAGGCATCCATCAATATCGCAATGCCTGTGGTAGTAGGTGCTGGCCATACGACCTGAAACTTACAGCTAGCAGCATTATTAGGAGAAGCCGTTGTAAACGAGAATCTGTTCCACTCAGTAGTACTTACTGTAAACGTCTGGCTAAAGCTAGACGAGATGAGTGTGTTACTTGAGTCATACCAGATTGTCTTGAAGTAAATTCCTTGCGGAGCAGGTGCTCCATCATCTGGTGACATAAAGAAGTAACCGCTAAAGGTGTAGGTCTCATTGCTAAGCACTGGCATGTAGTCAGCTGAAGTAGCTGCTGAGCTTAAGGTAACTGCTGAGGTGCTTGAGTTATGAAGCTCTAAAGCGCTTGAGCTGATAGCAATGTTAGGTGATGAGTTAGGTACTACAGTGTCCGACTGCGTAATCAGTGTTCCGTTAGTAGCAGTCCAAGGAGCATTCGTGCTGTACTCAAAGTTAGGATTAACAAAGAGGTTGACTCGGTTTGCGGCGACTGCTATCTGCACTAAGCGAGACTCTTGGAAGTAGGTAACTGATCCACCTGCCTCAAACTGAAACGCATCTAGGAAGTGGACTTCGTTGGCAGTCGGGCTAGCGATAGTAAATACTGGAATAGCAAATACAGCATTGCTTGGAGAGGTAGCTGTTACGCTGATAGTCGTCCAAGAAGTTGTAGTTGATGTTGTTGCTGAACCGAGTGCGGTGCTGCCGATGATTGTTCCTGTGCGGTCGTACCAGTTAATTCCAGCCTTAAAGCTACGTGCTGTTGCGTATGACCAAGCTCTATAGCTGAGGGTGTACTCGGTAGAAGCGGATACACCAATGCTGTGAGAGGTAGGGCTCTGGTAGTAGGTTGTTGTAGTGTCGTTTCCTACTGCAATAGCTACTGATGTGTTTAAGCATGTGCCAGTAATGGCTGAGGTACCTGTAGCAGTAATCTTAAATTCACCGTTACGGCCATTTTGGACACCGTAAGGATTAGCCGTCTCGTTGTACGGAGCATGCTTAGAAATCTGGCCACCAGTGCCGCTTTGAGCAGTAGGAAACGGAGTCGCGGTCACCATTGAAACTGTAGACGTGGTTGTTCCTGTAAGCGTATAGGTGCCGTTAATAAGCGTAGTTCCGTAGATCTCAATGGTATTGCCCGTAGAAAACTCTGCTGTACTTGGCACTGTGACCGTGAGAGTGCTAGATGAGGTGCTAGCGCTTACCGACCACGAGGTAATAAATTGAGGAACATGCTGAGTGATCGTGGCATTAGTGACTGTCCAACTACCAATACTCTGCTCCGCAGAAGAGTCATTGATGTCAAGCATCAAGTTCTTACCCAATGTCACAATTCCAGCGTTACCTGTAAAGGATTTAACGTAATCTTGAACTCCCGCAAGGCTTCCCTTGGTTTTGTTAATATGTACTACGTTAGAGAGGAACGATCGTCCACGAGCAAGACCTAGCTCAGGTTCGTACTGGATGCCGAACTGCTGCATCAAGCCAGGAATTAGATTTCCAGAAAGGTTAGCTACGTCATAGCGTGATGTGATGTTGTCGATCTCTGTGCGCATCATGTCGTAGTAAAAGCCAAAGATCTTTAAAAACCCAGAGAGAATTGGGTTATCAGAGGTGTCTACTGGAGCTGTAATGTCTGTTGTCTTATAGATACCAGGAAGGTAATCGTACATAGCGTCTGGCGTACCGTAATTTTTGACAGATAGGCCAGCAGCATTTGCAGCACGCACCCATTGGCCTGTATCAGTGTCTGAAACAAAGATTGAGTAGTAGAAGAACTTGCCCATAGGCAAGGTTCCGTCGTAGCCGTAAGGTGATGGGTCGTAAAAGTCGTTTGCTACTGTTCCATAGCTGCCGTCTACTAGAACGTCTCCATCATCGGCAGTTTGAGGAAAACCGCTACCGTTACGAACAAGGCGGATGCCTGAATAGTTACCTGTAGGCGTGTTCCATTGAAGATAGATCTTGCCATAGTCAAGAGGCGCGGCTGTAAAAGGGTTTGCGTCAAAGTTAGCTAGGCTTACGTTTCCGTAGTAGCCGCGGCCGTAGTAATCAATTCCGTATGTTGCCACGTGTAGTCCTTAAGTTAGAATCCGCCGAGTACTTCTACCGCTAGTACATTTCCTACCTGTGCTGCAGCTGCTCCTGAGGTGTAAGCCGTGATAGCAATGTTTTCAACGTTTGTAATACGATCAGAGATGCTGTTAAATTGAGTCCCAGCCGTCAAGTACAAATTTGACGTAGGCGTTGGATTGCTCGTGCTGGAAGCTGCCGTAAGGTCGGTAGCAAAGCCGCCTGTAGGTACAGTAGATGGGGTAACACCTACGATTGTTTCGATAGAGGTTACTTCAGTCTGAAGCTTGTTGACATGAGACGCATCAATGATCTCAGTGATGTCTACGTGAGTAGTAAAAGGGGTTATCCCATTTGGATAGTAAGTAGTCATTCTCTGTCCTTAGCTCGAGATTCCGCCAGTTACGGTTACAGTTATTGTTCCAGCTTCGGGTATCTCATTCGGGGCGCAAACAACGTCCGCGTAACCTGAACCGTTTGAACGGGCCACGGTCGTGAACGTAATGCTTGACACCTGAGTGTTTTGACTATTTAGTGCGTACAGGGCGTTCCTTATATCATCAACTTTAACAGTTTCACCGAAAGATGTGGCGTCAAAGGTAAGTAGGCCAGCGATAGCTGCTGTTGCAGCGGTCTGAACGGTGCTGTTTCGCACGTTCTTAGGGGCAACGATTGCCAATGTAACGTTGATAGGTACATAAGTCGGAGGAAGCACGCTGACCGTTACGTTAGGGGCTGTCTTACCTGTCAAGAAGCTTTGAACTGAAGAAGACAAGGTAACGAACGCAGTGGTGTAATCACTTGTTAGTGGATCGATTCCTGGGTCACCTTTTTGAGCTACATAAAGAGTAACTGCCGTGTAGACACTAGAGATCGCGTTAGCTTTACTAGCATTTTGTACTCCGCCTGTAACTGCGGTTTGATAGTCCTGTAAAGATACAACGCGACCACTGTTTGACACAGGGGCCTGCGCATTTACACGGATAGAGTCAGTGGATTCGATGTCTGCGCCACCGATAGCTGGGTTAGCTTGGGTTACGGAAAGTCCAGCAGCGTTAAGGTTCAAGATCTTGGTTAATGAGCCAGCAGAAACGTTTCCTGCCGCGCCTACGCCAATACGATAGGTGAAGCTAATAAGAGAGTTGATTGGCGGGATACGGCCACTGATGTTGTCGCCAAACTGAACGTAACTGTTGTTGTTTGCGTCTATTGTTACTGCAAAGACGGCATCATTTGGACCTGAGTCAAGAAGATTGCTTACCTGGGTGTAGATGTTGTTGTCTACAGTTACAGCCACGCTGTTTTGGATTACTGGACTTTGTACAAGCTGGTAAATCTGAGAGGCCAGTCCATCAGATACCTGAATAGGATCAGAGGTGATTGTCTGACCTTCTTGAGCCTGAACTGAAGCTGTTGGGCTTGGAGAAGTAAAGGTAAGAGTGACTGCTGACAAAGTAACAGATTCGCTTAGGGTAATAGAGACGTCACTGTTTACTGCCGTTACTATGGTGCCAGAGTCGACGCCTGTTCCAGCTACTGTCATTCCTACAGAGATGTTGGTGTTAGCCGCAGACAAAGTTACCACTGATGTAGAAGACGCTGTTCCAACAGCAGTTGTGCTGGTTGCTGGTACTACGACATCGAGCTGGGTTTCAAAGATAACCTGTGGGTTAGTGCCGTTTACTACGGCAGTTGTAGCTACCTGAGTACCCGCTGGTACTGTGATAGCTGAGGTTGTAGAGTTTGTAAACTCTAAGGTGGTTGTCGCGTCAATCAAGCCACTAGGGGTGTAATTGAGCAAATTGGCGATCTGAAGAACGCTTTGACGCTGGCTGGCTGTGGTTAAGAATGCCTCGTTAGCAGAGCGGTCAATGTAGTAGGACATGAGGTCACCCATATAAGCGAATAGCTCAATCAGGGTAATACCAAAGTCAGCTGGGTCACGGTTGGTCCAGTCGGGCAGGAAGTTAGGAATCAGGTTCTGAAGATCAGCGCTGATAGCCGCATAGTCACGGGAGGTGTAATCCACCTGTGGGACATAGTTACTGCTGGTTGCCATTTGGTCTCCTACTTAGTTCGTTACGATATCGCCGTAGCGGTTAATGTTTGCTGTGTTGGTATAGGTGGTGACCGTACCTGGCTGGCCGCTAGGTAAAGTATAAGTAATTTGGACTACCAATCCTCCGCTAACTGTGTCTGGAAGAGCGACTACGTTGTTCAGTTTTAGCGTGGGTAGCCAGCGTGAGAACGCACCAGCCACCACACGTTCGGCGGCAGTAGTGCTAGAGAAGTTGTTCTCAAAGATAAGGGCGTTTATCTGGGAGCCAAATGTAGGGCGCATAACTCTTTCGCCTTCATTGGTAAGCAGGACAAAGGCAACTCTGTCTTGCCAGATCTTCTCCTCATTTGTGGTTGTCAAGATCGACCCAGTTGAGTCAATTGAAAACGGGAAAGCTATAGCTCTCTCGGTCATAGGTATACTCCCATCCATACTGGAAAGTTAACGTCGCCTTGCTCAAACATGATCCACACAGGCTGCCCTACGTTAGGTACCGTTAAATGCGAAGAGTGCTCTGCGTTCAGGGTTACGTTGTGAGTGTGTGAACCGTAAGGCCCAATCGAAGTCGATGTAGTTGTATACTCATCTGTGTGGTTAAGATGCGTTCCGTTATCAACAGCAGGTAAACATCCAGGTATCCACCCAGTCTGAAACAAGTCACCACTGTCATCGGTTGTGCCTACTATTGAAGGTATTTGGACGCGGATTTTGTTCGTTCCTGCGGGATCGTTGTTATCGGTACAGATAGCTCTGTACAAACCATAATATTTATCGGACACCTGTACTCCTTAACTTAGCTACAGCTGCTGATGATAAGTTAGTTTTCTTAGGCGCACTTAGTAAATTAGTTACTGGCCCAGACCACTTAGCGGAGCTAGAAGAATCGGTTCTTCCTACCTTAGGCTGCTTTCTGTTGTTAGTGGCAACAAGGCTAGTCGATTTGGTTGCCCCGTTAACAGCACGAGAGTTTTGAGATAAGCTTGAAGTTACCTTCTTATTTGTCTGAGCAACATTTGGCGTAATCTGCCTTTTTGGTACCGTTGAAGGTATTAGGTCTGGGCTACCTGTAAATCCAGGAGAAGCTTTGCCTAAAGAATCAGAACCCACATGCAGTTCAGTTGTATACATGTGTTCTTCAAATATGTGGTCAGCGCTTAGAATTGTCCAGTACCCAGAGTACTCAGTGCCTAGGCCGTCTAAGTAAATTGGAAGATCTGGCTTTAGTGTGGCATCGCCCAGCAGTTGAACGCTTCCACGATATGGGTATCTAGCTCGCTCATCTGCGGCTTTAGCCTCAGAAGAAGCTACGTTTCCATTAGATATCACAACAGTAGGAGAGAATCTGTCGAACATTTCAGACTTAGAGACGGTCTTTGTGGTCGTAGGTCTGCTTTGATTAGTGGTGACTATTGCAGTAGCTGTATCTAGGTTGACTCCGCCTACAGCTGTAGCAGCCTTCATGACTCCAGCATCAATGTCATTTGCTTCAGATACCTCTGGAGTAAACTTAAACATGCTGCTACCAAGAGAGCTGTTAGCTTCACGCATAATGGCATATTTAGCGCTTTGAAAGTTCTGCTTGTAGTCATTTGTAATTTCGTTAAAGTAAAGTGCTGTGTTCTCAGCTCTTAGAGAGTAACCGCATTGTTTTGCTAGCTTTACTAGAAAAGCCCAATCAGACTCTCCCGCTTGAATTAAGTGGTCGTAGACACGTGGGTGCGGCATAGCGTTATAAGAAAAACCATACTTCTTAGCAATTTCAGCCACCACGGTATCCGCAGTTACGTTAGTCCAGATCTTTTGAGAGGCTTGCTTCATAACGTACGACGCGCCGTAAGCGACTACCTGAGCGAAGTTTTTTCCTGGAGATAGGTCTGGAGTTACGCTGTGGACGTACCCTTGAAAGGTCCTAGACCCAGTAGGGGACTTAAAGGTAGCTTGAATAGGGGTTCCGTTTTGAATTCGGGCATACTGAACGCCCCAGTTCTTTATGTACATGGTTACTTCTTCATGCTCATATCTAGCTTGATGGAAGGTAGTTCTGTAGGAAAGAACTAAAGGCAGCCCTGAATTAGGAAACTCAATGTCTATGAAATTAAACATTTGTAGGGATGATCAATTCTGTTCCAGGTGCGATATTAGTAAAGTCGGTTATAGATGGGTTGTACTCAGGGATTACCCACCAGAGGTTTGATCGTCCCCAGTACTTGTAGGCGATTGAGTCTAAGCGTTCGCCTTCTACGTATATATGCTTTGTATAGGTGATCGTTCCGATGGTGTCGAACTCATAAAAGACAATAGCTTTGTTATCGCTGTCCTCCACAAGTTGGATGTAATCAATAGTTGAGTAGTAGTAACGAGAGTTAATATCAATACTCATGATGTAGCCACCGCCGCTCCTGTTCCAGTTCTAGAAAGTGAGGAAGACTGTGCAACAGAAGCAGATGCCATAAGTACAAACTGCAGGTCTACCTGGCTTGTAAGCGGAATCATCTCTTCCGTAAACTTTTGATGACTAATATTTAGGTTATTTAGATACCCAAGGTAGCGCATAGGCCCCAGCTCGATCTCTACTAGTGTCATAGCCAAGAATCCGATATCTGAGGTTGCCTGATCTAACCGCACCCAGCCATCACCGTTAATGCACTTGTATAGGTACTCAAGGTCAGCCAGAGTTCCTCGGCGCATAAGATCAGCAATTTGAGTTTCTACGTTGGTTCCCGCGTTTGCGTAGTACGGAGTAAATTGTGCTGCAGTCACGTTGCTGGCGGTGTCTGTAAGAGCTTGCTCTAGATTTGTAAGGGCATTTAGTAGGTCCTGGTTTGCAGGGTTCGCGGCAGTAGCTTGTCCGACGATAGTTGCTGCTCCAATTGTGCTGGCGTATGGGCCAAAGCAAGCAAAGTCATTTGTACGGTCCAAGATGATCGATACAGATAGATTTTCACCGCTTGGGAACACAGGAAGGGCTGTTCCCCAGTACATAGATGATGAAGGAGTGACGTCTGGGTTCAAAGCTACGCTTACTGAGTAGTCTGTAGGGTTCCAAATGAATTGGAATCCGTAGTCTCTTGCGGCATTGGCTTTAGCCGTGTATTGAGTAGCGCTGTCTGCATAGAACCAAAAACGACCTCTGCGGTTCACGTCACCAGACTGGGATGCTGCTGAAGATAAAGCAGGCTCCATGGTCTTAGCGCTTAGTGGAAGACTCCATTGATGTGGAGGAAGATTGAACTCAGCTGTAGGAGGATACTTAGATGGAGGCGTGTCAGTAGAGCTTGGATCAGACCCATTGAGGTTAGTCTTTGCTGGCTTACCTCCGCCGCCAGTACCGCCGTTAGCCCCACCTGAACCAACAACTGTAGGGCTTTGGGGCTTTCCTCCACCGATTAAGGCTTTAACTTGATTAACGTAGCTAGTAGTAATGCTACCTTTTTCAATATCTAGCGAGGCAGTAATCGTTTTAATGCTGGCAGTAACCTTGGCCATCTTGTCCACAACTGTTTTAGTTAGTTGGGGTAGATCGGCAATAAAGTTTAGCGCAGCTGTTTGATTGGCTCCAGTAAGTCTAGGAACATAACTGTTCATTTCGCTAAGCAAAGGCTCTTTAGTATAGAAGTCCACAGCATCGTGTAGGTTGAGGACCCACTCGCCGTGGCTGTTAGCGTACGCCCCGATATCAGCTGAATACTTATAATTTAAGTAAGCTTGCAGGTTAGATTGGTCTCCGTATGCAAGGCTGTTAGAGAACTCAACGTTATTGATAACAACAGAGCTGTCCTCAATAGCTTTTTGAATAGCACTGAAGTTATAGTTTCTGCCACCAATAACGTCCTCAGGAAGAGTTCCATTGAAAACGCCGTTTTGGTTGTCAAGAGAGGCTTGAGCATTAGCCATGTTGATTGTATAGGCGGTTTGCAAAGTTGATAGCTTACTTCTGATAGATAGTGTGTTGGTGCTGTCGTTGATGTAGGACGACGCGTAGGCGACCCACTGAGCATTAGTTTTTACAGATGAGTTACGAGATGCCATTAGTTGCTCCTTGCGTTAGCTCTTGCTATGCCCTGCTGTACAGCGGTTGCTACAGCCTTGGTAGTCTGCGCTATAGCATTAGGGCTTGTAGAGGCTGGTACTGTTACGTTAATAGTGATGCCGCTACCTGATGTTGTGGCAACTCCTGACCCAGAAGAAACTGCACTGCTATACCCAGCAACTGTTGAAGGTGCAGCTGTAGCAGTTCCTGAGAGAGCCGATAGAGCACCGCCCATTCCACCAGCAGCACTAAAGCCGCCAACAGTATTAGGCATAGGTGAGCTGCCCATGCCAATAGACGACATAACTTGAGAGTTAAACAGGGTAGACATTTGAACACCGTTGCCTGAGCCGTTTAGAACTCGGCGACAAGCAGATACGGTACTTAGGTCTACACCAGCAATACTTACTACACCACCAGTATGAGGGGCTTGAATAATGCGGCCTCCACCTAGGTAGATAGCAACGTGGTCTGGTGCGGTTGCGCTACCAAAGAAAAGAAGGTCTCCTGGCTGAGCCTGCAACGGAGGAACTGCAGTTCCGCAGTTAACCTGAGCATAAGTTGTTCTAGGAAGTGAAACACCTTGCTTAGAAAATACATACTGGACAAAGCTAGAGCAGTCAAAGCCTACGGTTCCAGCGCCTTGAGCAAAACCAGAACTTGGTCCGTTTACGCCACCGCCACCCCAAGAGTATGGAACTCCAATTTGAGATGCGGCTGTAGTAAGAAGTGCAGATACAGGTGCAGTACTTCCTCCACCCATGGTATTAGAAGGAGATACTGTAGCTCCACGACCACTTCCAGATCCAGCGCCTGTAGTAGTTGCTGGCTTAGAGTGAAGCCATCCGCTAATACCGCCAGCAATAGCTCCGATTACTTCGCTAATACCTGTCTCACCAAGAATTGGAATAGCGGCACCAGCTAAGGCTCCCGCTCCTGCAGCAGCAGCTGCTGAACCTGCTCTTGTAACTGTAGATGAAGTACCTAGTGCGTTACCTAGTGCTTTACCGCCCTGTGCAACAACATCTCCAACGCCGTATCCAGCAAGTGCGCTAGCTGCTACACCTAGAAGGCCTTTTCCTGTAGAAAGAAGTCCACCAAGGCCGCCTTTGCCTCCGCTAAGGAGTGAAAGAAGAGGCCCAAGTAGATTTCCTGCAATAGAGGTAGCTAGTAACGTGACAGCTCCATTAAAGCCACCAAGCATTGTCTCGCCGTATCCGTATGCTTTTAGAAGACCATTAAGGTTCTTGGCTGCACCAGCAAAATCATTTGTAGCACTAGTTAATTGTGAGAGCGCCGCGTCAGATCCCTGAAGGATTCCGTTAGTAGTGGCTTGAGTAAGGTTAAGTTGAGCAGCGTTGTAGTTACTCATTAAGTTTGTGGTCTTAGTGGTAATGCCAGCTGCTGTTAACTGAGACTTAGTTGCGTTGTCTGGAAGACCCTTAGCCTTAGCAAACAACTTAGTAATAACAAGGTTGATAAGATTAGGGTCTGTAAAGTACGTACTTAACATAATGTTAAGCTGATTGCCTGATTCCAAGGCGCCCATCAAGTATGAGTAGGCTGCGGCTGATCCCTGCTGTAGCTGAGGAGTCTTAGCGAAGATCATGTCTACGAACTCATTGATGATTGTGTTTGGGTCGAGAGCAAGTCCGTTAGAACCTCGCTCGCTAATACCAAGCATGTTAAGTTTGTTTACAGTCTGAGCTGAGTTCAAGGAAGCTGTAGCCATAGCTGTTCCAGCAAGGCCTAGTCCTGGAGCATAGTTTGAAAGGGAGGATACGCCTTTACCAAACTGCTGAATATTAAAGATACCTGCTGATTGCAGGGCTGCCTGAGCTGCTAAGGCATCAGTAGAGCTATTAGCTGTTCCGCTAAGAGACATCTGCATCTGGCTGGCAGCGTTAGCTCCGTAAGATTGATTAGCAAAGAACGCTGAGCGAGATGTACCAAGCTGGTATGAGGCGATAGAAGCTGGACTTCCAAGCGCTGCACCCATAACTGCTGGGATAGAAGCCAGGAAGTTAGTGATTCCGCTGCCGATACCAGAGGCAGAAGAAGGTGCAGAGAAGCGAGGAGTAGCTGCGCTGGAGCCTTGAGGTACAGCGCTGCTTCCACCGCTAGTAGATGAGACTCCGCCACGCATGGCGTCGGCAAAGGTAGTAATCTCCTGGACAATGCCAGAAATGGAGTTCTTAGTTCTCTCAAGGGTTGAATTAAACTGACCAATGCTTGAGTTAAGATTGTCCATACCTGAACCAGCCATACTAACCTCCTTACTTATCTACGTGAACGTTCAATCCAGTTTTTACGTTCTCTGAAGGACATGTTGCGAATATCGGCTAACGTCCATCCAGTAAACGCCCTTGTTAACCATTCGTACTGGTCAAGCAAGGCCTCATAATCTTTTTCCTTATAGGCGAAACAAAGCAGCCAGGCTGAGCGGTACAGCAACTTCTGTTCCACATGCCTCGCAGGCCTTTGTCACCCCCATGAGGCGGGGACCAGGGTTGCGGTCCATAATCTCTAAGATGAGAGTTTCACGGTCTTGTATGCCAAGTTCTAGTACGGTGTTCGGACGTGCAGGTGAGCCATTAACAGCTAGAACGCATCCAGACAGGATCATGGTGTTGATCTCGGCGGTAGTCTTATCTGATGCTTCCATGACCTTACGCTGGGTAATGCCGTTAGGAAGTACTAAAGTGACCTCGCCCTTCTTGATCTTTGCTGTCCAACTGCGGTCGTCGATCGGGTTATCTAGTTCAGTAACCTTGACGTCCTTGTCTAGGTCAATGTCGAAGATATGAACCTTCTCGCATGTTGGGCAAAAAGACTCAAGCTTGGCTTCTTTGCCAAACGTAACCTTTCGGATACCCAGCATGATTGCGTCTCTGTCTCCTGAAAGAAGGGCATCCAAGACATCTTTGGATGGTCGATCTCCGTCGACGTCAACAAGCCCACGGGCAAGAATTGTCAGAAGCGCTTTGGCTGGTGTACCAGACTTAGCGATAGCTTCTTCATCGATTCCGTTAAGCTCTCGGACTTCTACATATTTGACTACAGTGCCATCAGGCTTAATATAACCTCCAGGTAGATGGACTCTGCTATCAGCGGGAGCCTCAGTCGTAACTTCGACGTTTGGCTCTCCGCTGGATAGAGACATCTGTTCGGATAGTTTATTAATTGTGGCTGCATCGGTAATTTGTGACACGAATTGTTCTCCTTGTTAAGTATTAGTAAGCGGCTGGAGCCACTCCACTCTTTCCTGTGTATGGTGCTCCTGTGCTATCAACGAACTCAACTGACAAGCCTTCGTGGACAAGGGTGATACCCTCAAACAAGATATTGTTGTCTGTACCGTTTAGATCGTTGTATGACAAGGTGCTGATCCAAGCGTTGTGGACGCGGAAGAGAACAAGAGGTGTGTTTGATCCTGCTGCGCCAGAAGCTGAGTTCGGTGCACTTGTTGTTGATGGGTGATCGTTTACATAGATGTTAAGGTCTAAACGGAAGTCTGAAGAACCTAGTGCGATTCCATCGCCAGCTGCTGCTGCAAATAGGGCACGCATCCATGTGATAGCTTGATCTTGACCATAGACCATACCGCGGCTGAGCACGATAGGGTTGAATGTTGTCATTCCAGGGATCTGGTGAACAGTAGTGTTGTATCCACCTTCACGGTAGGCAATAGCCTGTGTGTTGATGGTTAGGCCAGATACGCTGGTGAATCCACCAGAGAAGCCTGTTGTTGCTGCTGTTGACGCAGGGTTAAAGTAGGTACCACCGTTTGAAGGAGGCAAGAACTCAACCTGGAATCGGAAATTACGTAGCGGATCAGTCGCAACCGAACCCCAACGTGAAACGTCATTAGTTGGCATGTTTATTTATCTCCTTATGCTGTGGTTACTGTTGTGCCGCCGTCGTATTGTGAAATACGAATTACGACGAACTCTGCTGGACGTTCTAGGGCAACACCCACATCAATGTGAAGCTCACCATTGTTGATGGTTACTGATGTGTTGTTTGTGCTATCGCAGACAGCGTAGAAAGCTTGAGCTGGTGTTGAACCGCTCAAACCACCTTGACGCCAGTAGTCTGTGAGGAAGTTACCTACAGTTGCTGATAGTTGACGCCATAGACGTTGATCGTTTGGCTCAAAGATTGCAAACTGTGTAAGGTTTGTAAGCGCCTTTTCAATGTATTGAAGAGAACGACGGACGGGCACGTACATTGTTGAGTACCCTGGTTGTAGGGTACGAGCGCCCATGATTACGATGCCTGAGCCTGGAACGAAACGAATTGCGTTAACAGGGGCAGCAGCGCTGTTCATTGAAGCCAAGTTAGTGTTGGTCAAAGCTGCAACTGATACAGCTCCACCAATACGTGTCTTGATACCAGCTGGAGCCTTGAATGGCCCAGTTACGTGGTCTGTTACAAGGTACTGAGCTACAACAGCTCCACCAGGGTTGATCGTGCGCACTACGCCTGGGGCAGAAGATGTTGGATCAGCAACTGTGATCTGTGGGTAGTACACAGCGCCGTAAGAGGTTGAGGTGTAAGAAGCAGCCAAGGTTAGTTGGTTAGCTACTGTGTCAGCGATAGGGTCGATGACTACGAACACGTCTCCACGTGTAGCTGCGTATGCCAAGATTGTATTTACGTTTGTAGCATCAGTAATTCCTGGGGCGTTAAGCACCAAGGTCTGAGTGATGGTGTCAAAGCTGTTTACAGCTCCAGCAACAGAAGTAGCTGTTTGTCCACCTGTAGCGTCTACACCAGAAGCCAATGGCTGTGCGGTTTGTGACACAGGGACGTTAGCTGGTGAAGAAGCTGTTGTACCATTTGACAAAGGAAGAGAAACGACTACATACTTTGAGTTGCTGTTAACAAAGTTAACTACGTAGCGTGGGTCTGTTGATGACATAGATAGGTTAGGCCATGTCTCAACGATTGTTGAGGATGTGCCATCGCCTACGTGAACAACAAGAGTAAAGGTTGCAGCTGTAGCTGTTGTCTTTACGATGTCTACATAGATCTTGTTGCCCCATGCGCCTGGGTTGGCTGCAGAGATAACGATAGAGATTGCTGAACCAGCTGTTCCGCCAGTTCCTGAGCTGTCATAGAAAGACTGGGTAGATGTAGCTGTTCCAGTACCTAGTACACGCTGGACTGCACAAGCTCCACCATTGTTGTCTACTAGGAAAGACTTGACTGCAAGACGTAGGTTGTCTGTAGCATCGCCAACAAATCCTCCGTAGAGGTTAACGAAATCAGACCACTTGGTTACTACTGTAGGTGTTAGAGGACCCTGGTTGATAGCTCCTAGGAATGCTCCTATAGCGGCTGTCGAGGCTCCAACTGTAGGCGGTACTGCGCTCAAGACTTCTTGAACGTATACGCCTGGCTGTTGATAAACTGCCATTTATATCTCCTTGATTGGTTAGTCGGAAGTGACCGTATCTTGGACCGGGGTGTATCCAGTTGGTATGCTCGATATATTCGTCGTGATGTCTACGTTCTCTACTTCGTAGAGAGCGTTGCTTGCGGCTTCCTGAGTTAGCTCAGTAAGCACGCGAACAGTTATTGTGTTTCTAAATAGGCGACGGTTATCTTCGATAACGTCGCGTTTTACAAAGCCTTCCACAAACATGTGGCGCCACTCATAGGTAGTGTTGGTATCGTCAGTTCCATAGTCATTTGGAAGTGGAAGATGACCATACTTGCCTGGGGTTGCGTACTTCATAAAAACATTAAGCAGGGCTCGATCATGACGTGGGTTACGAGAGTATGTGGTGATCTGGTAGTAAAGGTCATATGTAACTGGGTACTCGTATGAGTAGACCACTCCATCTTCTGGGGCTACTGTTCCGCCAAAGTCTGCGTCATAGATTGTGCCAGACGCTTGGCGCTCATTTGACTGACGAATATCAATAAGGTCTATGGTGATGTAAGGGTAGGATTGAGAACGAACTTCAACTTCAGGCAGGGTAAACCAAACCTGAACAGGGCGCATAGAGCTAACGCCGTCAGATACTTTGATACCTGATAGCCAGTTCTTTAGGGCTAAGTCTTCTCGTAGGATAAACATTAGGCGATCTCCCCCTGCTGCTCACCAAAGATGTAATCCATAATTGCTTCGTCAGCTACATCAGCAATGATCTCGCTGGCTTCATGGGTAAAGGTAAACATGGCTCGCTTAGGGCCGCTTGATCCGTCGCCATACTCAGCATTATCAACCTTCTCCTTATAGGCAGGGTTGATCACATACTCAAAGTTATCGCCGTCAAAGCGTACGGTTACCGCATCTGCTAGGTCTTTTGTCCACCCAGTCTTTACTGCGTGCGTGCGAAAGGCGCCTGTTAACAGGCTGTTTATCTTTCGGGTTACCTCGGGATCGTCCTGGAGGTTCACTTAATCTTCTTACCCAGCAACAACGCCGCTGTGACCATTAGTAGATTGTTACGGTTATCTCTTGCGCCTGGCAGGTTTTGAAAGATTGACTCTTCGAAGCCATCTTTATCGCCAAAGATGATATTAGCCATCGTAACTCCTAATGGAAGCAGGGTGTTCGCAAGGTATAGCCGCAGTCCCGCACAGGACTACTATTTAAGGATAAATGACAAAGCCCCCTTTCGGGGGCTAAGCATTACTTAGACTTCTTGGTCTTCGTGGCCTTCTTTGGCTTGACGGACTTCTTGATCTCCTCGGCTAGCGCCTTGTCGTTCTTAGCGTCCTTCTTTTCAAACTTTTCCTTCTGGGCCGGGGTCATCCCCTTCTCCCATTTTGAATCTTTGTGGGCCACTTACTTCTTCTTGCCCATCTTCTTCATAGAAGCCATTGGCTTAGCAGCGGCCTTCTTAGCAGCCATCTTGCCCTTGCCGTATCCAGCTTCGCCTTTCTTCTTACCGCATCCACATGACATGCACATTATTTCTTACCTTTCTTAGCGTCTTTCTTGCCCTTTTGAGCAAGCTTCTCCATCTTAGCAATTCCGTACTTCTTGTCGCCTGCTGCAGCAGCAACAGCCGCTGGGTTCTTGGCGCCAGACTTAGCTGCCTTCTTTTCAATATCTTCAAAGCGAGAGCCCTCGCCTAGTGGCTTCTTTTTCTTCTTATCCATGTCCTACTCCTTAGGGTTTCTTGATCTTAATGGTGTTCTTGGACTGAGATGCGGTAGCTACGCTGATTCTCTCGCCCTTTTTAGTTATGCGGATGCTCATGCAGTGGTGACCATCAAGGTCGCAACTTTAGGAGTTCCTGAGGCTGCAATTGCGTAGATGACGTCTTCAGGTCCAAGGCTGTCTAGGGTTACTGAAGCTCCAGCAATAAGCTGAACGCCATAAGAAGAAGAGCTGACGGTAGACCCGCCTAGGTAGACTGTAATTGTTGCGTCAGTATTTTGGATAGAGATTGTGCCGTACTGCCACTTGTTACGAGCCTCAATAGAGGTAGTTACTGCAGGATCCGTATTAAGGGATACAGCTGTTGAAGCGTTAAGGGTTACAACTGAGTGTGTTAGCGCCATTATTTGCCGCCTTTCTTAGGGTGGGTACTGTGCCACTTCTTGACTGAAGCGGTTCCTTGTTTGATGGTCTTGGCTCCAGCCAGCTTAGAAAGGTTGTAGGTCTTTCCGCCATTTGGATGTGCAACATCAATCTCGCCGTTAGCCTTCTTCTCGACAACGTGCTTTTGGCCAGCTACCTTGACAGTCTTCTTAGCGACTATTTTCTTAGGGCTTTTACTTGTTGGCATTCTTACTTACCTTCTCTGGTAGAGACTGAGGGTTAGGAGTGATCTTGGCCCACTGCTTGGCCATCTGAGGGTGATGGATAAACATGTAAGCCTCTTGAGCTTTTGACTTAAATGGCATCAGCTAAGCTCCTCAAATGTATCTGGGACAGGGCTGGCATACTGGACAAACTGGGTGTCATTAACCATTTCTTCAGGCATGACCTGAAGGCATTCGACAAATAGAAGGGTATATTGGTTGGCAATAATGGCACGAGGCTGGACATTATTAGGGCGGTAAACGCTACCGTTCCAGACAATACGGCTGCGGTCCTGCAGCTCTGGGTTCATAAAGACGTTAGGGTAGATGGCCTCAGCGTCATTGGCGTCAATAAGCAGGTGGATAGATTCAGTGTTGTAGAAGCCTCGAACGTCTTCCTGCACAACACCCTGCTTAACAATTGCCTTGATAACAGGTAGGTCAAATGGGCCGTGCCATAGACGACCGCCGCCGATGGAGCCTACATCGTAGATTGGATCTACAGTAGTACCTGCCGCGTTATAAACCCACCACTGAACAACAGTTCCTACCGTCTTGGTAACCTCGGAGTCGATGCCATCAAGCAGTGAACTAGTCTCGTAGGCGATGTCAAAACGACCGCCAGGCTGGATTCCACGCATCCTTATAGGGTACGGCATTTGAACCTGATACACTGTGCATATGAATTTGGTGCAACGGGCCGTGGCTCAAGGTGGAAAACTAGCTCCTCTCTTAATAGAAAAGGGCCTGAAAGCAGGTACTGGACTAATGAACCCCTCGGTCTTTATAGACGACGACGGGGATATTCTGGTCAATCTGCGCCACGTCAACTACACGCTCTACCACTCTGAGAACGAGCAGCTCTTCCCTAGCCGCTGGGGCCCGCTCTCCTACCTTCATCCTGAAAAGGATCAGCACCTGCGCACCGAAAACTACGTATGCCGTCTCAACCCAAACTTAGAGATGACTGACTACGCCAAGGTAGAAATGCTTGAACTGCATACTCCAATCTGGGAGTTTGTAGGCTTAGAGGACGCTCGCATGTATCAGTGGGAGGGCGAGTACTACTTAGTAGGCGTTCGCCGCGACACTACCGCCCATGGCGAAGGCCGCATGGAATACAGCAAGATTGAGATTGATAAAGCTAACTGGACAGTTAAGGAAGTTCAGCGCACACGCATACCAGCTCCTGGTGAGGACAACTCATACTGTGAGAAGAACTGGTATGGCATCTTAGACGCACCGTTCCACTTCATTAAGTGGACATCTCCTACTGAGCTAGTTTTGGCTGATCCTAATGAGCCTAAGGTCGAACAGGTATTTGTAAAGCAAGCCCCTACTCCACCATCCGACCAACGGGGTGGTTCACAGGTAGTCAAGTGGGGCAACATGTACATTGCGATTACCCATGAGGTCAACCTTTTCAAGAATTACCTTAACCAGAAGGACGGTATCTATCGCCACCGCCTAGTCCTTTGGGATAACGAGCTTAATCTAATCGGTTACTCCAACACCTTCTCGTTCCTAGATGCTCGAATTGAGTTTGCTGTAGGCGCCGCCATCCAGGGAGAAGATCTGCTTATCTCGTTTGGATTCCAAGATAACGCAGCATTCGTACTTCGTACCCCAAAGCTTGTGGTGGAAGACTTGATCATGGAGGCTCTTAACTATGCAAATTGAAGAACTAGTAGTTGAACTTTCTAAGGATCCGTTTAATCCTGAGCTTAACTTTGCCTGCGCACAAGAGTACGACCGCCTAGGGCAGACCGCCTCGGCTGTTTCTTTCTATCTTCGCACGGCAGAGTATGGATATGAGACGCACCGTAAGCTGGCGTACCAATCTTTATTGCGTACATCTATTTGCTTTGAAAACCAAAACGATCGTAAATATACAGTTAGTAACTGTATCTTGCAGGCAGTTGAGCTTTGCCCAAATGAGGTAGAGGGTTATTTCTTGATGTCTAGGTTCCATGAGCGCAACGGCGAATGGCAAGAGGCGTATACTTGGTCTGGTATCGGGCTTGACCTTGTTGACGGTATGGAAGACAGAAGCTACTCAAATCCTTTTTTAGACTATGAGGGCGATTACTCACTAATGTTTGAGCGTGCTGTATGTGGTTGGTGGGTAGGTCGCGTAGAAGAGGCTAAAGACCTCTTTCACACCATGCTACTTATGAACATTAAAGATAACTACCGTTCAGCAATTGTCGACAATTTGAAAAGGATAGATCCTAATGCTGGTCTTTGATATTGGAGCTAACCGCGGAGATGCCACCCTAGTGGCCCTAAGTATGGGAGCTAGAGTTATAGCTGTAGAAGCCGCCCCTCGCGTTTATAAGCAGTTGGTCAGTAACTTTATCTACAACTCTAATGTTGTGCCTCTTAAATATGCAGTTTCTAATGTGGATAACGAGACTGTTACCTTCTATGAAGCTGATGAGGATGGCCTGTCTACACTTAATAAGGACTGGCTTACTGATGAGACTATGCCGTATGCAGGTAAGCCTTATAGAGAGGTAGTTGTTAATACCACTACCATAGATTCTTTAGTAAGAGCTTACGGTACACCTGAGCTCATTAAGGTTGACGTAGAAGGTGCTGAGTGGCTGGTTTTTAAGGGCATGGCTCAGAAGTATGGGATGCTTACCTTTGAGTGGACTGACGCTACCCTTACAGAGCATGAGCTACAACTGGACTACCTTTACAACCTTGGATACCGAGAGTACGCACCTCAATTCATTGTTAACCATTTAGATCAACCTGAAGAGTGGTTCCCACTACAAGAAGACAACACGTTTGCCCTAGTAGAGTGGGTATCCAAGCATGAAGAAGCCTGGACCTCAGGCGGCTGGAAAGAAGCTAATCTAAGACCGACAGCTGATGTCGGAATGATTTGGCTACGTTAGAGCCCACCAAAGCACAGGGTTAGAGCTGTAAAGTCCTGAGATAGCGAACCGTCACCCTTAACAATCTGATTAGCTGTTCCACCAGATGTCTTAAATGCTGTAGAGGTGATGGTGCTGGATGCTGTGATAGCTCCAGAGGTTGCAATCGTAAGCGCATCAGCTGTGTTGGTCTGGCCGTTTACAACGAAGTGTATAGCGTTGTTTGTCCAGGTACCAATGGTGAAATCACCGTTGTTAGCCTCAAGGAAGTTAACCCCCTGTAAGGTAAACGAGTTAGCTGGATATCCAAGACCGTTAGAGGATGCGTAGGTACTGCTGTTAGTACCCATCTCCATATAAGAGCCGCTAGAAGCATATTGATCGTTAGCTGTAACAAACGCTGCATATGCAGTATTGGCACTGTTTGAGTTCTGAAGAATTACGTTTGCGTACTGGGTATCAGCGCCTACGAAGGTAGCTAGCTGTCCAGTAGACGTCGTTGTATTGCCACCAACAGCAAGAGCTCCTGCGTTAGTAGTTGTATTAGCTGTGTACTGAAGCGCTAGGGATGTACCTGTTGCAGCACCAATAACTGGAGTAGTAAGAGTTGGACTTGTAGATAGTACAGTTGTATATCCAGTACCTGTAACAGCCTGTAGCGATAAAGTTCCAGAGGTGTACTGAAGGCCATTGCCAACAGTAACAATTCCTGAACCGCCCTGAGTACCTTGTAGACCCTGGGTACCTGTTGCTCCTTGTGAACCTGTTAGGCCTTGAGTTCCTGTGGCACCTTGAGCACCCACGGTTCCCTGAGCACCAGTTGTACCTTGAGAACCATTTGAGCCAACAAATCCAGCAGTTCCCTGAGAACCAGTAGTTCCCTGTGAACCGATAAGTCCTTGTAGACCAGTTAAGCCTTGAATACCTGTGAAGCCTTGGACACCAATTGTTCCTTGAACTCCTTGAGTTCCCTGAAAACCTGTTGCACCCTGGGTTCCAATAGTTCCTTGAGATCCTGTAAGTCCTTGAGCTCCAGTAGTTCCTTGGATGCCATTAGTACCTTGGTTGCCCTGGATACCTTGGGTTCCTTGGACACCCTGAACTCCTTGAGTTCCTTGGTTTCCTTGAATACCAGTAGCTCCCTGGTTTCCTTGAACGCCTTGCGTTCCTTGAGCCCCAGTAGCGCCTTGAGAACCAGTGATTCCCTGAGCCCCAGTAAGTCCCTGAGAACCAGTTATTCCTTGGATACCTTGTGTGCCTTGGTTTCCTTGGATTCCTTGGATTCCTTGAGTACCTTGTGCACCTGTGACCCCAGTGGTGCCCTGTGTTCCCGTTGTTCCTTGAGAACCAACTGCTCCCTGAGAACCCGTGATGCCTTGTGTACCAGTAATGCCTTGAGCACCAGTGGCTCCTGTCGGTCCAGCCTGTGTATATGTAACCTGCATCGCATTGACTACAAGGCTAGGTGCAGATGGTCGGGTTGGTGATGTTCCAGCCGAAGTCGGTACCAACTGCATGTACTGATTGTTTGAGTACCAGTAGAACTGGATGTAATCTCCAGCAGCCAAAGTCAAAGTGTTTTCTACGTTTGCAGATACTTGCTCGTTGACTCCAGCAGTGGTGAATGTGTATGCAGCACCTGTTACTGGTGAGCCATTCTTGGTGTACCAAACTGTTACTTGGTAATTGCTTCCACCGCCGCTAGTAATGAACTGGCCAATAAAGTTAATAAGGTAAGTGCCAGCGTAAGTAAAGGTAAGTTGATTGCCAGACACAACAGATACGCCATTGCTTACGCCAGTGCTGTTGATAGCAACAACGTTAGCCGCTGAAGGGTAGCCTGCATTAGACTGAGTTGTGGTGTCAAAGAATGAACCATAGTAAGCAATTGTTCCACCAGCGCCAGTAGGGCCTGTAGGGCCTTGTAAACCTACACCAGAGGTCTTAGTCCAGTTGATTGCGTCTGTGCCAAGTTTAATAGATTCATCAGAATTTGAACCCACGTCGTACTGAATCCACGTAGTAATCGCGTTTACGGTTCCAGCAAGAACGGTAACGTAGTCACCAGGCTCAACATCTTCTGCTGACACTGAGTTGCTGTAATCTGATGAACGGGTAAGAACCCAGTACGCAGAACCAGATCCAACAGTGGTAACTGTGTAGATACCATTTTGAATTGCGTTTGCTTGATCCTTAACGAGGATTCTTTGTCCTGAGGTAACAGTTACGCTGTCAACTACTAAAGCGCCAAATGTAGTGGCAGTAAGGTTAGCACCAATACCTGTTCCGCCGTTAAGGTCGGAAGTTCCGTTTGTATACGTTGGAGAGTTAGGAAGCACTGCGGAGGCAGTTGCTAGGTTTACAGATTGGTGAGCGTTAGCGGTACTTGTAGCACCCATAAGGCCTTGAATACCTTGAGTGCCCTGAACACCTTGCAGTCCTTGTAGGCCTTGTGTACCCTGTACACCTTGGATACCAGTAGTACCTGTAATTCCCTGTGCGCCTGTTGTGCCAGTAGTTCCTTGAGAACCTGTAATTCCCTGTGTGCCCTGTGTTCCTTGAGTGCCCTGAATTCCCTGGGTTCCTTGAACACCTTGAGTGCCCTGAACACCTTGAATACCTTGCGTTCCTTGAGTACCAGTTGCTCCTTGAATACCAACGGTTCCTTGGTTTCCCTGTAAGCCTTGAATACCTAGAAGACCTTGAACACCTTGAATTCCCTGGGTTCCCTGAGCTCCTGTTTGACCAGTAGTTCCCTGCGAACCTGTGATGCCTTGAATTCCTTGTAGACCTTGGTTTCCTTGGATACCTTGAGTACCTTGAGTACCTTGAGTACCTTGAGTACCTTGAGGCCCCTGAACTCCCTGGAGTCCTTGAATACCCTGAGTGCCTTGGGTGCCTTGGGTGCCTTGGGTGCCTTGGGTGCCTTGATCTCCTGTAGTGCCTTGAGCACCTGTTACTCCTTGGATACCCTGGATGCCTTGAGTACCCTGGGCCCCCTGAACTCCTTGAGTTCCTTGGGTTCCAGTTTGTCCTGTTGCACCTTGTGTACCAGTTGCTCCTTGAGCTCCAGTGATGCCTTGAGTACCCTGGGTACCCTGCACACCTTGGGTTCCCTGAACTCCTTGTGTACCTTGCGCCCCTTGTGTACCTAGAACACCCTGGGTTCCTTGGGCACCAGTTAATCCTTGAAGGCCAACAAATCCTTGAATACCTAAAAGACCTTGAACTCCCTGAACACCCTGGGTTCCTTGAATGCCTTGGGTGCCTTGTAGACCCTGAGGTCCTTGAACACCTTGAACTCCTTGAGTTCCTTGCGTACCATTTGTTCCTTGTGGTCCTTGGATAATTCCAACGTTAACCCACTGTGTACCTTCCCATACCCAAAGGTTAGGGTCAATGATATAGCCGTCTCCGTTATTACCTGTTGGATGTGCGGCTACTAAAGCTGCGTAAGTATTATATGAACCAAGAATTGTTACAGAGGTACCTGCAGTACCTTGAACCGAAATTCCTTGGATGCCCTGAGTACCTTGGACCCCTTGAAGTCCCTGCAAGCCTTGAGTACCTTGAACGCCTTGTGTTCCCTGAGCACCCTGAATACCAGTAGTTCCCTGGTTTCCTTGAATACCCTGAGTGCCTTGCACGCCCTGTGTGCCTTGAGCACCTTCTGGACCAATATCGCCTTGAGAACCTGTGTAACCCATGGTTCCTTGAACGCCTTGAACGCCTTGAATACCTGAAGAGTAAGAAAGAGATGTCCAAGAAGTAGAGCCGTTACCGACTTTAAACTTGCCTGTGTCTGTCTCTAAGCCAAGTTCACCGCTAGCTAGAGTTGGGTTTGCAGACGTCCAGTTGGCAGCTGTGTCGCGGCGAAGTTGAATTTGAATAGCCATTAGGTTATTTTATCCTCATCCTGTCGCTGTGCCAGCATTAATGGAAGTAATGCCGCCGTAGTTAGAAGTAGCACTTCCCCCATCAAGATCAGCCAAAGTAGTGCTTGATTGTGCAGTCCAGTTAGTTCCATCAAATGTCTTAATAGCATTTAATGTCGTGCTGTAGTAAGCGTCCCCAGCTTCATGACCAACAGGGTCACTAGCTAACGCTAGCAACCCTATAGGTACAACAAACTTACGGGACATTAAGCGCTCCTAGATTAAGCGTGTACTACTACGCGATAAGCGTTTGAAGATGGTGCAACAGCAAACCCAATTGTTACGGTGTTAGATGTTGAGTAAGCCACATCAGTAACAACTTCGGCATTTGTTGATGCGTCGTAAACGATTGCAATCGCGCTCTGTGTGCCTAGGTTGTGGGTAACTGTGTAGCTAGTGCTTGAACCATCACCGATAAGAGTTGTGTATTTTTCAACAACCTTGCTGGTGTCTACTACAAGTTGTGAGCCAGAAACTGTAAGGCCAGAACCGTAGTTAGCTGAGATTGCGCCACCAGAGATGGTGATTCCGTTACCAGCTGTGTACTCTCCAGCAGCAGAGAACTGTGTCCAGGTAGAAGCTCCACCTGAGTAAGCGGTGATAACCCAACCTTGTGCGGCGTTGGTACCTTCTTCTACGAATACGAACGAGCCTTCTTTAAGGTTCGTGTCTTCTGCGTTAGTAGACGCAACAAGTAAGCTAGATGTAGAGTTATAGATATAGATACCGTTTTGAGTAGCGGTAGTCTGGTTCTTAACCAACACGCGGTCGTTGTTAGCAAGGGTTACGCCGTTAAGAGTTGTAAGAGTAGAGGCTAAGTTAAGGTTAGTGTTGGTATCTGTGCGAACAGACTCAAGTACTGAAAGTCCCTCTGCTGTTGCATCAACATACGCCTTAGTAGCTATAACGGAGGTGTTGACAGAAAGAACACCAGAGCCGTTAATATTAAGGCTGCTATCAGTTGAAAGGATTCCAGCGTTAGTTCCCTGGATACCTTGTAGGCCTTGAACACCCTGTGTACCTTGAGTACCCTGGGTTCCTTGTACGCCTTGAATACCTTGAGTACCTTGCGCTCCAGTAATTCCCTGGATGCCTTGAGTTCCTTGTGAACCTGTGATTCCTTGGATGCCCTGGGTACCTTGTGTACCTTGAGAACCAGTTAGGCCTTGGATGCCTTGCGTGCCTTGGGTACCTTGTGTTCCCTGAGTGCCTTGGGTACCTTGAACTCCTTGGATACCTTGCGTACCCTGAATACCTTGTGTGCCCTGCACACCTTGGATGCCCTGTGTTCCTTGAGCACCGTTAGCACCAATGCTGGCGTTAAGCCATGCTGTGCCATTCCATGTTCTGAGGTAACCAAGTGTTGTATCAAAATAGATTTGACCTGTTACTGGGCTTGATGGAGCAGTTGCCAGGTTTTGAATAGCGGCATTCTGCAGCTCTAGTTGAGAGAGGTTGATAGGTGTTAAAAACTTACGTGCCATGGAACTATCTCCTTAAGATAGGTACGCGTATCCGCTAAAAGCTGCTGAGAATGTGACCGTAAGTGAGTTCGAATTGGTGTACGATATTTCGCCTTCAACAATGGTACCAGCGGAATCTTGAACTGTAAGGTTAGGGTTATAGCCCAAATTATGATTAATAGTCCAAGTAGCCGAAGGGGTAGCCTGGGTATAGGTATAAGAGATGTTATGAAGACTGGTTCCAGTAGCTCCCTGTACACCATAAGAGCCCTGAAGGCCCTGCGTACCTTGTATACCTCTAGCCCCACCTTGCCCAGGCAGGACCTGAAGGGTGGTTTGAGACTGGGTGTACTGGGTAGGTGTTGAGACCTGGATAACGATAGGCGCAGAAGGGGTTACAGTAATGGCTCCACAGTTACACGGCCAACTACCACATCTATTACAACTAGTAGTCAAGGGTTACCGCCTCAGTGGTAAACACCTGCCCCTTAATGTAAGTCTGAGCCCAGTTAGAGTCTGATGATGAGGTAGCTCTTAGATCCCAAAAAGCACGTGGAGGAAGGTACTCAGTATCGCTAACCTCAAGGTTAAGCTGTAGTGTGCTTAAGCTTGTAGAGGTTGATACGACTGTAACTTCAAACGTTGCATAGAGTGATGGAGAGTTTGGGTAGGTGCGAATCTGCGCCTCAAAGTCCATGCCCGTAATATCAAATGGAAAATCAAATGTAGATTGGTAGCTGTTTCCTTGGTAAAGGACAATATCGTAAGTCTGAGCATATGAAGGGAATGGGTTGCGGCCAGTAAGGTTGTTCTGGATCCAGACGCGCTCTGGCATACGAGAGTCGTCGATCTCTTGACCAACATAGATAGGAACATATTTGTTGGTAGTGCGGGAAGTACGGATGAGGGTACCCATCTCGATCTTCCAGAGACCAATGTTGAGCTGTGAGCAGAGGAGTCGGTACTGGTTCCAACGCTCAGAGATAATCTCTGTAAGCTGACGGTAACGCTCAGAACGTGGAATCATTACGCCGTCTGGGGCCGTGATGTTGATATCAAAAGCTGCGTCTGTAGCGAGAGCCCATAGCCCTTCGATAGAGGCGAGGATAGCTACTGGGTATTCCTCAACTGCAGAGATAGTAGCAAGAGTAACTTGGCTGCCGTAGGAATCTACGCGGTTATATGTGTGCTGGTTCACAGCATCGTTGATGAACTCCGTGAGCTCTGAATCTAGGAAGTAGCGATCTACATTGCCTTGAATGACAATAGCCGCGTTATTAGCTGGAGCTGTAGCAAAGGTGACAATACCTGTGCTCTGCTCAACAGTGTAGCCAGTAGGGTACGCAATGCTGCTTCCAGCTACCTTGACCGATAAGTTTTCAACTTCCATTGGCTTAATGCCAGTTGCAAAGACTTTAGTGGAGCCGTCGCCTGTTGCGTTAAAGGTAAACGCCTTTTGCTGATCGCCAAGCTCTAGACGGACTCGAGAGAGTAGATCAGAGATCGTAGCCACATAAACTCCCTACATAAAGACGCCTGTACTATGATGGCGTGTATTAGCCTAAAAATCTGCACAAACGAAAAAGCGGACCCGACGAGAGTCCGCTCAGTCGTAAAGTTACGCCTTAGATGACGCCAGCCAGGTAGCCTTTTTCCTTAAGGTGAGTAGCAACGTGACGAGTAACCTTGTACTTCTGTCCTGCCTTGAAGTTATAGGTGTTGCCCTTACCAAGGGTCATATTCTCAATGTTGTCAGTTGTGCGGATCTCAACCATGTCGCCTTCATCGTTTCCTACTGTGGTTACAGCATCAACAATGACTGTCTGACGGTTAGGGGTTGTTGCATCAATTACTTCATCAAGCTGTGCACTTGCCTTAGCTGTAGCTAGGGACATCTCACCAGCGCGTTGCGCTTGGTCTTCGGCGAACTGTTCAGCGAGAGCTTCTCGCGCACGACCAGTAACGTCGGTTGGTTTTGCTTTCTGTGTTGCCATGATAATTCTCCAATGTATTGTCTCGGTTAAAAAGTCAGAGTTCCTGACCGTAAGTACTTTATCGCGGCCTTTAAGGTCTCGATGTCGTCCTTGGCACAGCCAAGAACTTGGTTACAGCCTCTGCATAGGAGTCCTCTTATACATTTGCCACATGACCTCATTTGCTCATTACAGCAGGTGTGGTCGTGGTCTATATGGGGAGAGGAGACCTCATCCCAGAACTTTCCTTTGCATATGGCACATCTAGAATCTTGTGATGCTACTAGTGCTTCGAAGTCTGGTTTGGTTATTCCATAACGTTTAACGTTCTGGGTAATCATGTTTACTCTGGCACACTCACGGCAACATCTTCTAGTTCTACCGTTAGGCTTTACATATGTAATTGTGTTCTCTTCATCATAGGGGTGACCTTTAGGGCACTCAGTCTTAGAGGCGTTATTAACGCCACGTCCAACCCTTAAGTTATCCTTTCTGCGCTCTCTCATTCGCTCTAAGCGACAAGTTCTGCAGTGGGTATAACCGTTCTTATCTATGTAAGAGTTTTCTTCTGTATATTTATGTCCTTGCGGACATCCTTCTTTTACTGCCATGTGTAAAAGACCTCCTAGCAGGCTAGTTGCCTACTAGGAGAATCTTATCACTGTTTAGGCTAATTGGTCTCCGCAATTACTACGCTTTGGTCTGTGATTAGGCCAAGTCCGAAGATTGAGTACCAAGCAAGCGCATGCTCACGACCAAAGTCCAAGATACCGCCATCGCGGAGCTCGACTGGAAGAGAGATAGCGTGACCGAAAGCGTTGTCTCCGATGAAGATAGCGCTGTAGCGGTCAGATGAACCGTTACCTGTGAGGGTGTTAGGAGTTGTGTATCCTCCGCCAGGTACAACTACTGGGTTAGCGACTGTTGAGTCAGCTGTGTAGTTAGCACCAGCACCACCAGGAACGTGGAGAACCTGTGTTGTTTCGATGAAGACTACATCGTACAAACGTCCGATTTCACCGAGCATGAAGTTGCCTGGAGCAGCGTACTTTGTTACTTCGATGAACTCTGGGTTGTCGCGAAGTGTACGTGATTGGTGAGGGTGAACGAAGCAGACGTAGGTCTCGCCCAAACGAGGGATGTTCTTTGTAGCCAAGGTCTCTACTGTGTCCTTGACAACGTGTGGTGTCAAGTATGAAGAACCTGTCATTGAAGCACGAGATGTAGCGAATGTGCCGTATCCGTACCAGTTGTTGACAGCAGATGAGACTGATGAGCGATCTTCACCGTAAAGTGTTGAAGAAGCTGCATAGAGAGTATCGCGTGAAAGGCCATCAAGGTAGAGAGCCATGTTGCGACCGAGAAGACGTGAAGCAGAAGCCATTACGTCATCGAATGAAGCGTTAAGAAGAAGTTCTGAAACAGCAAGAGCATAACCATGCTCTGTTACTGTGATTGAGAACTGTTGAGCTGTAAGAGCGTTTGTCTGCATACGTACACCTTCGACCAATGGTGAAGCAAAGCCGAGGTTGTTGTAACGCATGAAGTTGATCTGGAGACCAGGTGCAACACCTAGTTCAGTCTTCTTAACAGCGAATTGTTCAAAACGAAGGATTGGCATAGCCTGGAATAGGATTTCCTTAGACCAGATCTGTTGGATTGCCTGTGTGAGCTGGGTGTTTGTGCCTGAGTAGGCTGTTGGTGACGCGGCTAGATTGCCGGTACCTGTGATACCTGAAGCCATTTAGATGGTTCCTTTTCTATAGAGTTGAGGTTAGGGTTACTTTGAGCCGAACATTCCCGATGTCTTACCCTGAGCTCTATCACTCAATAGGCGACTTCTGTATTTAGCGTATTCGTTCATTGGCATAGAAGCGATCTCATCTGCCGTAAACTGACGTTGTTCCGAATTAGTTTCCAGTGGTCCAGCAGGAGGCAAGGTTGCCCTTGTTCCTGGCATTTCTTTACGAGCGTTAACTAGTGCCTGCTGAGCAGACTCTAGGATCTTCGCAGAGCGTTGTTGCAAATCATTAAGACTTGCATCCAACTCTTCACGAGAGTTGCCGTGTACCAGGTCGAGCAGTTCAGGGACGATGTTGTCTCGTTCTTGCTCTAAACGCTGTTGGCGGTATTGCTGTAGATCGGCAAAAGCCTTTTCTTGTTCCAGAAGAGCGATAGCGCGTTCGCGTTCTTGACGCTCATGCTCAAGCTGCTCTTTCCATTCTTGCTCTTTAAGCTTAAGAAGATCTTTAGCTGATAGCTCGTCTTCTTGCTTAGCTCGTAGAGCTGCTTCCTCTTCAGCGCGTTGCTGAGCTTTAGCAGCATCCTTAGCTTCCTTCTCTTTTTTGAGCTCAAGGACTTCTCCTCGTAGGCTCTCAAGTTCAGGATAGAGCTTGTTCTTTTCCTGGGCTCGAACCTTGGCTAGATCATCTTCAGTATAAAACTTCTGAGTCTTACCAGGACGTGCTTCAGGAGATTCCGTAGCAGTCTGCGCATCAACGCCAGACACATTTACTACTGGAACTGTGTTAGCTTCAGCCGCGAAGGCATCCGCCATAACTTCTGCTGTTTCTGACATAATATGTCCTTATCCTCTGGGTCGTTTTCCAAATGAGCCGAAGCCCGTATCACGTATGACCTACCGTTAGTTGTATATTTAATTTTGCCCTACATAGAAAGAAATACAGGCTAAACTGCATTACTTCTCGTAGTCTTGCGGCGTCCTTCTCTGTGGGATCTGGGTGCCGTAAGCTTCTGTAACTAGGCGGTTACGTAGAGCCGCCTCACCTGCTGTGTTCAGCATGGTTGCCTCATCAAGGATCGGAGTTGGTCCGCCTTGAGGGACTGCAGGTTCTCCTTCTGGACCAGTAGGTAGAGGCTCAGCCATACCACCTTCTGCAGGGAGCATTCCTGTAAGGGAAGCAATTTCATTGTTGATTTCGGTCTGTAGGAGCTTAAGAGCACCATCAGCCTTAGCGTCATCCATGAGTTCTTGACGGATCTCGGTGAGCTTCTCAGCAGGGAACTCTTCGCCCAATAGGCGCAAAGCGCCTTCCTTTGACTCCAAGCCAAGGGACATCTTGGTCTGAATCTCGTTCAGAACGATGAGCTTGTCTAGTGGTAGCGGAGGTGGGAAGTGAACATAAGAGCGGAAAGTAATAGGGTCATTAGGATCTAGCTGTGAAAGCTGACCAGGCTTTAGAGGCGTTGTGCTTGAGTTAGGATCCCAGGTAAATACCTCAGGCTCCTTAACAGCAAGGTTAAGAAGGATAAGCTCATTGACGCGCTCTAGGCCGTGAGCGTATTGAATAATCTTTTGGTGGTAACGAGCCATAAGAGGCTGGAACATAATGCTAAGAGCAACACCTGATGTGTTAGATACTGGCATAGCCTGACCAAGAGCAGTCTCAGGTACGCCGACCATTTCGTGCATGGCCTTCTTCATTAGCTCAAGGAACTCAAGACCAAGCTTTAGGCCAGAGCCGCCGCCTTCAAGGTTTTCTACACGAGCATCCTTAGGCAAGCCACCCCATACCTTGTTGGCGCCTTTTTCTAGCTGCGCCGCCTTAGCGCCGATAATAACTGTAACTGGCGCTGCGTGGTAGTTAACGATGTCCGCAATGTCTGTCGCCGTTTCGTTATACGTACGGTTAATGCTGATAATCTGATCACAGTCTGAGAGACCCCAAGGAGAACCAGAAATACGAATGTTAGGAATATGTATAACGGGTATAGTGCCCAGTGGGTTTGGGCGCGAGTCAATGAGCTCGTCATTGATGTATTCCTCAATCGTGTCGTCTGTCAAGATTTCAGTGTAAGTGAATACTTGACGTGTGCCTTCAAGTGATGTGCCCCAGAAGCGGTACTTCAACTTGAAACGGATGAGGCGCTCGCGATCATGTGGGTGGAACTCTGGGAAAGAGAATGATGCGTTAAGTGGCAGGATACGTACACGGCCTGGGTGAGCGCGGCCTGCGGTATCCACGAATGCTTCTTCGTAAGCTACCTTGATAAAGCAGTCTCCAGATACTCCGCCTTGTTGGCCGATTTCCCAAAGAACTGTAGCTTTGTTGTTATCTACTTCCCATACACGCTCTAGAAGGTCTGGGACAATAGCTTCTGTTTCCTTAGGTGAGCGGAAGTTAACGCCCTTGCCAAAGGTGAAGTTAATGATGAAATCTGAGAAGGCACGAAAATAGTTGAGTGCCATTTGGGCTTCGCCTGTTTGACGGCGGTACGACCAGTGATGACCTAGGTAACTAATACATCGCCCAATTTAACGAGTATCTATTCAAGCGTGGCCCGTGCACCTCGAACTCTTCGTCTGCGAGTTCTACTAGGCCTAGGGGGCTGATTGATATTGTTAAATCCGACGATGCTGCGCGGTAGGATGGTGGTGAAAAATCAATTGACATTATGCGCTCACCTCCTTTCCGTCCGTAACAGGCAGAGCCTGGGCTGTACGTGGTGCTCGTACGGCGGTAGCAACCATGCTTTTCATGTCTTCAGTAAATGGGTAAAGAGCTGCGGTGGCTGTGAGTCGGCCAAACACAAGGCCAGCGTCCACTAGGAGAGGAGCTGTGCGCTTGCTACTTAGTGCTGGCACTTACACTTCCTCTCAATAAATCTATTTGTCGACATATGGTAACACACTAAGCTAGTTATTATCTATATCGCTCGCCATAGATAAGGTTCTTACCCACAGGCTTAGTTACTTTCTTCTTTTGCTTCTCTTCGATCTTATCTTTACGCTCTTGAGCGTAGTCGCGCATCTTTGGATCGACCTGCTTCTTGGAATCGACGAACTTGCCGCCAAGTTGCTGATAACGACTGTGAACCCAGTGCGCTGCAGCTGGAGATGGGTAGGCGCGGAACTTGGAGCGTGCTTGAGTTGTAAGCATGTTCCAGAGCTTAGGATTAGCAGGGTATTGCTTAGGTGCTTCCTTAGCTTCTTGTCCTTGAATCAGAGCCATGTTTGTCCTTTAATAGGTTCTTGCCCCCGCCAGCCATGTCACCTGAATACGGAGGGCAAGAAACTTATTTGATTAGTCGTTAACTACAGCAGGGTTAAGGCGTTGCTGATGTGAACCGTTACGCATAACCTCTTCGATGCGGTTATCGCCATGATCAGCGAAAGCACCGTTTGAGAACTCCTGAAGTGTGTTAGGAGCTTCAACCCATGCAGCTGAGCCAACGTGAGCACGCTCACGCATTGTCTCTTCTGGGAACTTCTCAAATACGTTGACGTTGCGGTTTGGGCGACCTGGAGCAGCTGTGTAACCCTGGGCAGCACCCTTTGAGAATTCGTTAGGGATATCGGTGTCTGTAGCTAGGCCTTCTTCGAAGCGAAGTGGGCCGCGTTGACCTGGAAGAGCTGGAGAAACTTTACGATCGTAAACGATTGGAGAGTTCTCTGGGAACTTTGGATCTGGTGCGATTGTCATATATGACTCCTTGAAATATGGGTTTGAGGACCTCAGTTAAAGTGTGCTACAGAAAGAGGTGTAAGTAAGGCTAAACGGCTTATCTACTAAAAAATAGATTCGAGCTTACCTCTACTGAAGGCATAGCTAATTCCATAGTTAGAGAGCAGGCAATAGCCAAAGAGTCAGCAAAGTCGTCATGGGCGTGAGCCTCATCTGGGGCAGCGGCAGAGAAGTTAGGGCCATTGAACTTAACCTCTAGGTCTGTCATCTGCTGGTAAAAGCGCTTCCAGGTACGTAGACGACGAGTCTTTGCGTGAGAAGGCCAACCTACTAAGCGTCTATCTATAAGCTGCTTTAGGTGCTTCCAACGCTTGGATTGCTCCTGCTGGGAGCTGCCTACTGGATGTACCTCAGCTCTAGGAAGTAGGATCTTTAGACGCTGGGCTACGGCATCGCCTACACCGTTCGCATCTACACCTACTGCTAGGACGTCGTAGTTAGAAAGGAAGTTAACGATCTGGAAGTACTGGTCTTCCCAGTCATCGCCTTGGATCTCAAGCCAGTTAAGAATACGGTGGTCGTAGAGGCCGAACTCATCAGGGCGATCCCAGTCAACCCAAACAACTGTGACTACTGTGGAGTCCATCTTACGGGCTGGGTCAATGCCCACTACAACAGGAGAACGGTGCCAGGCTTTAACTACCTCTTGAGAGGTGTCGCCAAGCTCGTCCATAACTGTAGAGGTAACGAACATGCCTCGTTCTAGGAGCCACTTGCCGCAGTACGACATCTGGAACTCGTCAGAGTCTTCGCCGATACGAAGCATCTCACGCTTAATGAACTTAGCGTAGTTAGGGTTGCACTTAGCAACATCTCGCCAGTCCCACTCGAAGTGATTCTGTCTAGCGCGTGAGCCTGTCTGGCGTCTCTTATTAAGCTGGATAGAACGGTAGAAGTTATTCTTAGACGTGGTAGGCGTACCAGTCTTAACCATGGTTCCTGAGTAGTAAGCCAACATAGGAGAGATAGATTTAGATACCACGAAATCATCGGCTTCTTGGCACTCGTCAATAACAATGAGATGGAACGACTTAGATTCAATCTTGGCTCGTGGGTTAGCGGTCATCATTGTGAGAGTAGAGCCAGAGTTCTTAAGCTTGATCTGACGTGTGACACCTGCCACTTTACTGATGCTGTCGTCAATCTCTGTGTCAGCAAGGATCTCATTAGCATGCTCAGATGTTAGGCGGTTTACGGCACGGCCGAATAGGGTTTCAACCTGACCCTCAACGGGGGCAAACATACCGATCCAGATACCATCTTTATACTTGCCGAGAAGGTCTGGATACATCTTGCCTAGGCGAGGCATAAGAACCATAAGGGTAACAACGGTATTAGCGATGGTCTCTGACTTACCAGACTGACGGGCCGCTAGGGCTGTTATCTCTTCGCCGTCGTTAATAATAACTGACTCAATAATACGTCTAGCCAGAGGGACTTGGTAAGGGTGAAGGTCATGGCCTACGAATGCCGCCATGAATTGCATAACTCGATCAATTAGCTTATTGACAAACTCCTTAGAGAGTTCGTCTAGCTCTTCCTCGAGCTCTTCCTCAACGGGAATCTCATCGTCCTCGAGAAACTCTTCTTCATCTATAAATTCGCTCATGTTGTCCGATTCAGTGTCAGTTACTTAAAGTCTAAAGTAAAGTAAGAAGCCTGGGCGGTTAAACCCAGGCCCTCATGCCACTTGGGAGAGAAGGAAACGAGGCGGTATTAGTTTACATCAATTGTCGACAAATTGCTAATCGGCTACATAGTAGTGCGTTGATGAATTGCTTCTATAACTGCGTGGACTGCTTCAGCTCCACGACGAGCTTCTTCTAAGAGATGAGGGTCGCTAGATCTTTCATACGCAGACATAGTTCTACCAAGCTCATAGATTGCTTGATCAGCCCATTGAGGCAGAGCAGCTGTAGGGATCTGGCGAACGCGCTTAGCGATCTTAGGGCTAAACGGCTTATCCCAGCGCTTCTTTGCCTCACGCTTAGCTTGCCACTTAAATAGAAGGTTTAGCATTGATTACCCATTCTCCCTCATAGCCGCTATTAGGGCTACCCCAGTCTTCAAGGTCCTCTAAAGGCACATCGTGAACGTGGGATTTGATGGCTCTGGTTAGGGCTTCCTCTTCTGGAAGTTCCTCAGTAAAGATACCAATAGCAAACCCTGGACGAGTAAATGGTACACGAAATACTAGACATGAGCCTTTGCGATAAGGCTCTTCAATCTCTTGGCTCCAGCCAGTTTCAATGAAAGGCCAGAAGCGACGATGCCCGTACTTAACTAGGTCTACGTATAGTGGTCCGATTGATTCCATGTTACTTCCTTCTAAATCCTCCACTGCCACGTAGGCGGTAGTCATGGCCTTTACCATAAAGGCGCTTATATGTTCCCTTGCCGCCATAGCGCTGCTGCAACATACGAGCTTGTTCTAGGTTAGCTGTAAGTGCTGCACGGCGTGAGATCGACATCTTGGACAAGTCTACAGGTCCCATGTCATAAACTCCAGCGTCGAAGCCGTTCTCGTTTAAGAACTGGCCCTTAGACTCAGCCTGCTTAAAAGCATCCCAGGTTTGAGGATCAACACCTGAGTAGTACCAGTATGTGCCGTCATTAAAGATAACGTACATAGTTTCATCTGTAGTGTCGTAACCAGCACGAAGTGTACGAGGGCGAGCTGGGTTTGTAGTTGAGGTCTGGAAGAAGTGAATACCCTGAGGTAGTTCATGTCCGCCTTGCAGGTCTGCTTGCTCATCAATAGGCTGAGTGTTGATTACCTCAAAGTTAGGGTCGTACGCACTGGTTGGTTGCATACCGTTTCTAAATGCTTGAGCATCATCATTGCTTATAAAGTCAGCCATTATTCCTCGCAGATGTGTTCTTCTGTTTCAGTCTCTAGGACTCGCTCATAGCAATCGCCGCAGCGAAGCCATCGTGGTGGTTGAAAGTTATTTTGAGCGGTAGATCCAGGTTCGAAACCCTGACCATCCTCATTAAAGGCTGGAAGGTAATTGTCGACAATTTCAGGCTCTACAAATAGCTCTGGAGGAAACGGACCTCTTGGAGAGACAATGCGGTTAGGGACATAGTGAGCTTGAACGGCATTGATCCGCTCGACTCTCATTAGTCTTCCTTAGGTTCTGGGGCCTTAGGCTTTGCAGGCTGAGCAATCTTGCGGAGAGGCATACGGCCCTCATTTGCACGCACAGATAGGTGTGGAGGTAGGCAACGGCCACAGTAGTCCAGAGGGTTAACTCCTGGGTCAGTCAGCGAGTAGATCGCCTCATTAGAACAGTTAACACATTTCATTTATTACTCCTTGGTTAAGTCACTAGTATAAACGAAAGGAGGCCAGGTGTGACCCTGACCTCCCAGCGTAATTACTTACTTAGCGACGTCTGCAGCAGCGTCGATAGCAGCCTTAGCGACTACTTTTTGAGCATCTGCGACTGCAGAAGCAGCCACAGTCTGAATCGCTGCTGTGGTTGAGGCACTGAGGTGTTCTTCCTTAGCAAGCTTGGCTACAGAGCCACGTGGGTTCAGCTTTGCGACGACTGGAGCAATTACTCCGAGTAGTGCTGCCCATAGGACTGTGTGGATGTTGTGGTGGCCTTCATGCCACAAAACAACTGCAGCTGTTGCGGTTGTGTAAACATAATGCTCAATGAGCACTTCTTCTGAACGTGTGAACTTTGCCATTTCTACTCCTCTATGTTGTTTGCATACGGCGTTATGATGTGAGAGTCCGCCTGAACGTTAGGCTTAGACGGATCCTTACTCTCAGATGCTACACCAGCAAGGCCTGCGGCCACAACTGCACCGAGATGTGTTGGCTGAGTAGAAAAGCCAGTAGCTGCCCAAGTAGTCAGGGCGGCCGTACCGCCAAATGCTACGTGGGCAGGGCTTGAAAAGTTAAGCTTGATCCCCATGGTGTAGTTTCTCCCAGATCTCTGTCAATAGCTTGTGCGAGTGGTGGTCCAGCTTTAGGTCCTTCTCAATTATCTTACGGTCTTCTTCGCCTGAACGGTTAGTGGCGTTTAGTAACAATCCCGATAGGAGAATGGACTCAAGCGAGACGGTTAAGGTGAGTAGGTTGAATGGGTACGGGTCAAATGCCGCAAAGGTCATCCAAAAGGCCCAGAAGATAATGTGGACTATCAAGAACCAAGGGGACCCGAAGGCTGTTGCCGCCCAGTCAGACATACGTTGGAAATACTTCATTACGCACCAGCTTCCTTAATCATTGAGGCGTAGGTTGCCGCATCCAAGACCTTAGCCTTTTTAAGGGCCGAGAACTTGCTCTGGTAAACGGGTACCAGCGCCAGATCTTCTGCGGTTAGTGTGCCTGTGACAAGGTTGCTAGGTAGCAATCCCGCCTTTTCTAAAGCCTTCTCTACGATCATAGCGGCCTGGTTTTTATATCCAGACTTAAAGGCAGAGGTTCCTGGGAATGGAGGTGCTACTAGGACAGTTGTTGTTGGCTTAGGTGTATCTGTGGTTGAGCTGTGGATAGCTGCTGCGCCGCCTCCTGTTAGGGCTGTAGCGGCTGCTACACCCCCAGCTACAGTCTTCTTCTGGGTTGTGGCTGTTGCAGGCTTAGAGCTTCCCTCGTAGTTAGGGCGCACTACAGCTAGTACGTATAGGTATGCACGGTGGCGTTGGTAGACACCATGGCCGTCATACTGAGAGGCAGTTGTCATGTGCTCAGGGCCAGTGTTTCCACCGATGGTTGTGATCCCATCCTTAGAGGCAGCCTGAATGATTTCTACGTGGTCGGCAACACCGTTACCAGCCCATGAGAAGAACACTAGGTCTCCTGGAAGACCAGAGTACTTATCTACTACTTGTCCATTCTTTTGGAACCAAGTAAGTCCTGCAGGGCAGTAGGAAAATCCTTTAGGAGTCTGAGCAGCTACTAGGTGAGAAGCATTAGCTTGAGCAAAGCACCAGCTAACGAACATCGCACACCATGGCTCATTAGGAATTCCGTACCAGTCGCCGTATGGGTTAGCGTCAGTTGTTCCGCCGTAGAAGTTAACCTGCTTCATGGCGACATTTACAATATCTACTCCAGCTGTCATTTGTCAGCCTCCGTTACTACTTGTGCAGCAGCCTCTGTTCCTTCCTTCCTGTAGCGAAAGGTTTCCCATAGAGGTGCTGGAATTTCATGTATGCCAAAACGTGTTCTGTGGTGAGCTTCACAGAGGACCTCTAGATTTCCAGGGCTCTCGATCCACTCTTGGAAGTCCTCATCGTTGGTGAAGTGAAGACCAAATGCCTGCTCAACCTTCTTAGGGTCCATGTTGTTAACCTGCGAGAACTCAATATGGCTGTGATGGAGTTCCGGTCCTCCAGAGCACAGATCGTCATTGATTACGCACTTCCACAGACCCTGCTTCTTGATACGAGCTTTAGCTTGATTGAATAGGTGATAATGAGGATCGCTCTCACGAGGCTCATGCTCAGGTACTGAAACGGCAAGATGAAGGTTCATTGCTTGCTTATGTGCATCTGTCACTGGTACACCAACCTTTCTGATAGATCTCCTGGGACGACTAGATAGTCAAACTTATTTAATAGAACGTAATTAGCTTTGTCGTAGCACTCTTCTACAAGCTCAGAGCAGATGTAGCCTTCCTTCTGCGCCATGTACCCCATAACCTTGCTGTTAGACAAAGCTTTGACGCCTAAGATACGAAAAGCTAGTAGTGCGATAGTTAAGAAGCTGTAGGCTTTACCTACTAGAGCTATGGCGTTAGCTTTGATTACTTCTCTGGTTCCATCACTTAGGGGCTCGTGCTGGTTCCATGCGATGAGCGGATACTTAGAGACAGGGCTGATAATTACTCCTCCAGGAGTAGCCTCAACAATCTGACCGTCACCGATGTAGATAAATGCGTGGTTCCAACGGCTCATAGTGCCTAGTCGGATAAGCTTGCCAAAGAACCCGTTAGTCTTTACTACGCCGTAATCGCCTACTCTAGGTTCATATGCCATTACTCTTTGTTCTCCTCCACGTATTGGTCGAAGCGACCTTCAAGACGTGCGATGTCTACCTTCATCTCTGTCTGTTCGTGCTTGATCTCATCTTGAGAGGCGTCAAGCTTTTTTAGAATGGGAAGCACCTGGAGCTTTACAATGTCGTTAAGTGAGCTGCCGTGGTTAGGGCGCAGCTCTGAAAGGTAATGACGGATAACCCAACCGCCTCCTGCTACCAAAGCGGCGAGGATTGCGGTTCCAGCGGCAATAGCCTGTAAGGTATTTGTTGTAGACATTGGTCACCTATCTGAGTATGGGCTACGTATCTATAACTAATATTTGTCCAAATACAAGAGCCCAGAAGGTGCAATAGCATCAATTTTACACGGTTACGCATAGTTTTCTCAATAAAAGTGTCGCTTGAAGTTGACACCGAGTGTAACTCTAGTGTTTTATAGAGTATGAGGGAGTCAGTAATGACTCTCTTTCGTGTTCTACTGAGAGGAGCAGAAATGCTTAATATCAGAATCAACTTCACGATCGACGTGAAGAAGGTAGCAGTAGCTTTGTTTTCTTTGGTCCTTGTATGGGGTCAACTACTGTCACCAGATGTGTCGTTAGCGTCAGAGCCTTTGGCGAGACTCCTAAGCACAACACATGAAAAGCCAGTGACAGTGGCGCTAGATTACTTAACTGTGACGACAACTCGCGCAGACGCCAAGAACGCCTTGGCCAGTACTTACGCCAAGTACTTTGACCCTCAAACAGTCGCGTTCCTAACAGAATACTCACGAGGAGTTTCGATGGTGCAGTGGAAGTGCCTCAACACCTTGTGGACTGAAGAGAGTCACTTCAATCCTAAAGCCCTAAACATGAGCTCGCACGCGTATGGAATCGCGCAGTTCCTCCCTACAACCTGGGCTAACTACAACTTAAAGAAGGCCGTCGGAGCGGTCGATCAGGTCAAAGATGGCCTACGCTACATCCAATCTCGTTATGGCAGCCCTTGTAACGCCCTCTCGTTTCACAACGTGCATGGTTGGTATTAATTCCATTAAATAAAAAAGCCCCCTAGCCAAAAGGCTGGGGGGCTTTCTTATTGGAGATTAGTTGGTGTAGGTAAATGTACCTGCTGCAACACCTGGGTTCTCACCTGTAGCCAAACGGTAGACAACAAAGTTAATTGCTGTACCGAGTGTCTGAGTGCTTGTAAGAGCCTGGCTGTAAACAGTTCCTGCGTTGTTTACAGTAGCGCCTGAAGTTGTGTAGGTGATTGTGCCTGTGTTGAACTTAGCAAGACCAAGTTGGCGAATAGCTTCCTTGATTGTAAGTCCTGTGATTGTTGGAACAGAGCCTGTTGAAGCTGAAGCTGCAACTGAAACAACTGCTGTACCAGCGACACCTGTGAGGGTAGCTGCTGTTGAGTCTTGAGTTGAGTTTGTAACTGTGAAGCCAGTCTGAACTCCGTTGGTTGTGATAATCGAAGCGATTGTCACAGCGCTCAAGTTGTAAGCAGATGCTGTTGTGTAGGTAGGGGCGTTGTACTGAGTAGCAATTGGTTGGTTAGCGCCAGCTGATACGTAGTTGTACAAGCCTGTGATTGTCACAGTCTGTCCTGTTGAGAAGTGGTTTACACCTGTGTAGGTAACGGTTGTGCCGTTTCCTGAAGCTCCTGTGATAGTAGCTTGAAGGGTATACGCAGGGTTGAAGCCTGTTGTCTTGTTTCCAGCGTTAAGAGGGAAAGCCTCATAAGCGTTTAGGATGTTAACAGTGTTGTCGTTTGGAACAACGTAGGCTCCAGCTTGTCCAACAGTAACTGTTGGCTGGGTCTCTGTAAGGACGTTAGATGTGAAGTCTGTGGTTGTTCCCCAACCGTAGTCAGCGCCAACTCCATCAAGAAGTTCAGCGTAGACGGTAGCTGTGCCTGTAGCACCTGAAACAGCGCGGTCAGAGATAGCACTTGTGATAGTGAACGTTGAGGTTGAAGCTGTAGCGATAACGCCAGTTAGGTTGAAGGCAGAGCTATATGTACCTGTAGCTGTTGAGGTAGAACCTGTAGCAGCAGAGGTAACTGTGAAGTTGGTGTTGTTTGTAACAGCCAAGATTGTGAATGTGCCGTTGAAGCCTGATGTTGAAGCACCAGATACAACGATTGTTTGACCTGCTGAAAGGCCTACAGTTGAAGAAGTTGCGTATGTCACAACACCAGCAGAAGCTGTGATGCCTGTGATAGCTACTGAACCGCTAAGGCCAGTAACTGTTACGTTTTGTCCTACAGCAAACTCGTTAGCAGCTGTGTAGGTGATTGTTCCGCCTGTAGCAGATGCAGCTGTTACGGTTGCAGATACAACGTCTCCGCCGTATGAACCTGAGGTTCCGCCTGTGGCGTTGAATGAAATAGATGAACCTGAGCGGTCATCGTTTGTTTGGGCTGGGAGGTTACCCCAGACGAAATCTACAGCAACGTTTCCTGATGGAACTTGCTTGTAGCCTGAATCTCTTACTGTCATTATTTTCCTCTCGCGAAGGGATTGAAGGGGGTAGACGAAGCCCCCTAAGGAGCGAGACGAATTTATGTACCAGTTGAATCAATTCTAAGGCCCTAGATAAGGTCTAGAGCCTCAAAGTCGTCAATATAATCGTCTACTGTCCTCCAGATAGGAATAAAGACAGTGATCTCAGTTGTCGGTGGCGCTACGCATTTCTGGGTGCTCATCTACATAATTCTTCCAGAATAGGTTGTAATAGTCGGCGTCTAAGTTGAAGCGCTTGACGTGAGTGCCAATAGCTCCAGTGTGGGCATAAACAGGTACGCCTATCTTCTTAAGGTTGCGGAAGAATACGATATCCTCGCTGACATATTCATTGCCTCGGCCCTCTTGCTCAGCAAATACCGATTGAGTAGGGAACTCGGCACGAAGCTTATCCATGACTGAGCGGTGCATTAGTACAAGCCCCATGCCAGCGCTATCGACCTTAATAAGCTCATTTTCAGGCAGCGGGTGTACATGCTGCATAGAGAACTCAGTAATGTCGTTGAACAGGGCTGGAAGCGGGAATGTAAGGGTGCCCTCAGGCTGCTTGGAGATAAAGTAGACGCCAGAGACTACGGGCCTTATAACGGGGTTTGCGGCCTCCCAGAGGGTATCTAGGATAGGCATAGTTAGCTGGATATCACTATCCACCCAGAGGATCCAGTCAGTCTTGGACTTGTCGTACCAAGCATCAATCAGGACTTGGCGCTGGCGCCCAATCTGATTGCCATGTACGCGTAGGGCTTGATCAACCTTGTAGCCAGCCTTGTGGGCTTGGAGTATTGTGTAGACCAAGCCCTGAGTAAACTTACCGTCCGTCATACCGCCATCGCACCAAGCAATGGTTAGTAAGTCCTTCTTAGAGGCCATTACTTATACCCCTTTGGTTGACGGAACTTATCTTTGTATGAGTCAAAGAAACTAGTACGCAGACGAGTAGTCGTTTTAGCTTGGTCTCTGTAATCTTCCTCTTTGCCAATCTCCATCTTCCAGTCTTCGCGCTTAAACGGAATAACCTGAGCCATAGGAGTTCCTGCTGGGATGATTCCTTCAAAGCCCCAGTCATTAAGCACAAACGGAAAGTTGACAGGCGCGTTGTAGCCGTCTGTATCAACTATGCCATCAAGAATAGTAAATGGCGATTCACGGTGCATAGGCTGAGTAAAGAGGACTGAGTAGCCTTTAGGTGTCTTGATAGACCAAGGATTAATCCACTTAGGGTAAGAACCATGGTCTGGCAGCCCATTGCGATTTGGATGCGTAGGTGCTTGAGCTACTGGATGAAACTGAATAGGGCCAAAAGACGGCCACTCATAATGAGGTGTTGTCAAAGGTAGTTTCTTACGCTTCATCTGGGCTTTGGTAAGAAGCTTGGTCTCTCCCGTAGCCTCAAAGTGCTCTCTGTCGCCGTACTCAGCATTTTTCTGGGAGATATATACATCACAGTATGTGTACAAGATATAGCCACCAGTAATGGCGTCAAAGACAGGCATACACCGCTTGATAGAGGCTGGCGTACCTCCGTTACCATCAGGCTTTTTTTCTCCACCCATATAAGACTCTAAGTTCTTATACCAATCAGGTACAGATGCAGATGCTGGCTTAGGGCGAAACTCTTCAGGTACGCCCATAGTGTCAGTAAAGATGATATTTGGCATATCGACTACTTAGCAAAGCTGTTAGGTAGTTCTGTAGTCTTTACAAGAGAAACCTCTCGCTTAGATACAAAGCCGCCTTCTGCGTCCAACTTAGCCTTAGCAGCTTTTTCGTCCTCGCCAAATACTTGGATAAGCATATTGACGTTATAGGTGAACAGTTTTTGCGTAGCGGGTTTAGGTGTAGTTGCCATCTAGTGCTCCTTAGTTAGGGCACTAGGGTACCACAGACCTACTTGACTTCGATATTAGTTCCTGTGCAGCCTTTAACAGTGCAGGCAGTCTTCCATTGCTCTTCGCTTGGAAGTCGGCCTTCTTGGTATTCATGTCCGCAGACATCACACTTATAGTTGTAAACAGCCATTTTTATGCTCCTGCCGCTGGTGTAGTAGGTTCTGCGGCTTTAGGTGCCACAAAGTTAGCGCCATCGTATGTCCAACCGTAGCCGCAAGGACCAGTTATCTCAATTGCCTGAGCATTTGCAGGACAAGACTCTTGGGCATTAGATGCGTCATCAGCAACTACCACATTGTGCACAACGCCGTTAAACAATATTGCAAAATTAGCCATTACATACCTCCTTAGTAGTAAACCAATACGCAGCCATTGCCGCCATTGCCGCCACCGCCGTTAGCGCTGTTACCGCTACCGCCAGCTCCTCCGCCTCCACCGCCAGAACCACCAGATCCGCCGTTACCGCCAGTAGTTCCCGAGTAGTTATTTCCAGCAGAACCATTTCCTAAGAAACCAGCTCCACCGCCACCGCCACCTCCAGCATTTCCAGAGGCCGAGTTTCCTCCATTACCTCCAGAGTATCCTCCGATAATAGAGGATCCCCCAGCGTTTCCTCCACCAGCGTTGAAGTTTGGCTGAGCTCCTCCAGCAGCAGCGTAAAGACTTGCTGCCCCACCCTGACCTGACCCTGAGCCAGATGTACCAACGCCAACTGAAACGTTTCCATTAATAGTGCCTACGTTCGATGACATAGAAGACATATAATAAGTTGCGTTAGAAGTTGGGCTATTGCCACTTGGTCCAGCATTTCCTGCCGCTCCTCCAGCGTTAGTGCCATTGCCGCCACCGCCACCGTTTGCCACTAAAGATCCCGCCAAGCTGTACCCACCCATAAATGTGTTGTTGTAAACACCTCCCGCGCCAACAGTAACTGATGTAGGGGATGGTACCCATCCCTGCAGCACTGCCCCAGCGCCACCAGCATAAGAGTAGTTTCCTCCACCAGAGCCAGAGCCGCCGCCGCCAATTACTAAAACGTAAACCTGCGAGTTAGGAAAGGACAAACCGTTAGTTGTTGAGGTGTAAGTAGCGCGAAGATTAACGGTATTAGGTACACCAATAACAGTTGGTGGGTTAGACGAGGTAAGAGAAGAATAACTTATAGCCATTATGAGACTCTCCATCCGTAGGATGAACCTACATATACTAGGTTGACTGCGGCATATGCCTTATCAATTGTTAGGTTTTGTGAGGCGCCGTTAACGTTTGAGCCGTTGTTAGCAACAGTAATGTTATTGCTAGCGGCGTTGCCTGTTGCGTCAAAGACGTGGATTTCTGCTCCAACTGAAGGGGAAGAAGGCAAGGTCAGCGTAAGCGCTCCACCAGAAGTCGTAACAAAGTACGAGTTCTGAGAGGCGAGGTTAGTGTTGGTAGAGATTACGTTAGGCGTAAAGATACCAGAGGCACCAGCAGAACCTGCTGTACCAGCTGTACCTTGAGCTCCAGTAGCTCCGTTAGTACCTTGAGCTCCCGCAGTGCCTGATAGGCCTTGGGTACCCTGGATGCCTTGAACGCCGTTACCAGCATAGTTCACCCACTGGGTGCCATCAAAACGCTTAACCGCCACTATCTCACCGATTCTTTCTTCTTAGCTAGAAACCGCGCATGTTCTCGGTCTCTATGACATTTTAGACAGGATCTTTCGCCATTTAAGCGCTTAGTAGCTCTGATGTTGTCCTTTGTGTACTCATGGCCTCTAGGGCAGTGAGTAACAGCTGCTCTAGCTCTACGTACATTATCTCCTCTAGAGACAACCTCTAAATGGTTAACGTTTAAGCATTTACGGTTTCTGCAGAGATGGTCGATGGTCATACCCTCAGGTATTTTGCCTACCCAGCACTCGTAAGCTAGACGGTGCACACGGCCAATCTTGTTGGTCTCAATTCCACAGTAATGGTGCCCATAACCTTGTGATGTTACAGTGCCGCACCACTCCCAACACCCATCTGTAGTCTCAGGAAGAGAGATTCTGGCAAAGAACTTTTTGGTTGCTGCTGAACTAAGCAGTAACTCATCAAAAGTTGCTGTGGCCATTGGATTATTCTCTCAGTTCTTTAGGGAATTCGGGCGTTAAGCTGTTGGAGCCGCTGGCTCTTCCCATGTAAATGTTGTTGTGTTTAACACAGCAGTTGGGCTGGGTTGAGGCACGATAAAAGCATCATGCGTAGCATCATAAATCATTCCAACACCAGCGTGATTGCCACGGTACTGAGTCTTTCCATCAGGAGTTCCATCAGGGCCATAATGAACGCCAGCGCGAGTATTGTAAGAAGTCTGTTTCCATGTTCCCTCAAAACCAGAGTCAGCAAGTACTTTTTGACCTAGTGCCTCTTGTTCTGGGAAGTCTGCTGTGCCTGTATGGTCAGCGTGGTACTCCTCTTGGTAATCCCAATGGTCTTTACCAATACAAGAGTTAAGGGCGCAGTTAGATACGACAATTACTTGTTCAACAATATTGTCTAAGTTTATTTTTGCAAAATGTGCCATGAGTTATCCAATCACTACTACTAAATAGCCTGAGCCACCTGCAGCGCCAAGTGGGGCAGGTGAGCCATTATTACTGCCAGAACCACCACCACCACCTCCGGTGTTTGCTGTTCCCGCAGAACCAGAAGCACCTGTACCAGCACCACCATTGCCACCACCGCCAGAACCGCCAGAACCGCCAGAACCGGAAGTGTAGCCTCCGCCTCCGCCGCCTCCAGCGTAAGTAACTGATGAACCGGTAATTGAATTAGACGCACCAGTTCCGCCAGCACCGCCAGAATAACCTGATGTTCCAGTACCAGCATTACCGGCACCGCCAGCACCACCACCGCTGCCACCGCCTACACCACCCCCGCCGCCTCCTGCGTAACCTAACCCGGGAGCAATAACAGCGCCTCCTGCTGCACCAAGGTCTCCATAAGCACCACCACCAGAACCTCCGGCATTTCCGCCAAAGTTTCCTGCTGCACCGCCGCCTCCACCACCACCGGGGATAGATAGCGTTCCAATTAGTGAACCATTTCCAGCAAAAGCGCTAGAATTTGTAAAAGTGTTTGCAGAACCACCTGCACCTACTGTAACTGTTAATGTTCCGGCTGTTAAAAATGTTGATGTGTTGTAATAATAACCGCCGGCACCGCCTCCTGCGCTTCCAAATTGTCCGCCTCCGCTGCCTCCGCCGCCACCGCCAATTACCAGCACTTCGGCATAACCAGCAGTACCAATAGTGATGGAGCCAGAGCCGGTAAACTTATAAATGGTCTTACCAGTACGAGAGGTTGTGTCAACGGTAGGAGAACCAGTCGTAGCGGTAACAGTTGCTTTACCTACTCCACCAGCAGATACAGGACTAAAAAATGGCATTTATATCTCCTATACGTACTTAACAGGGCCAGCAGCGAAGACTGTCCATGTTGCTGAGGCGGTTTTAAGAATAGTGAATTGGTAAACGTCTACTGCGCTTGCGTTACCTGCTAATGGAGCAGTTCCACCAGTCCACTTAACTGTCACACCTGATGTGGTTCCATCTACTTGATACGCATTTGCGTAATACGGCGTTGAGCCGTTTGTAACTAAAAGAGAAAATGTAATTGCTTGACCCGTAGACATTAAGGAGTTGAGTGTTGTTCCAGAGGCGGCAGTAATATTTAATGTGCCCGAAGCAGTTGATGTTCCAGTCAAGTAGTGGACTGATGAGTTATTTGTCTGTAGGTAAGCAGTATAACCAGCAAACGCTGCTGAGTTGATGTACCAGTTTTCAATAGGGTAATCAAATACTTGTCCAGTAGTTGTTAGTCCCGCAATAGTAGATACTGTGGCGCCAGATGCAATTGATGTAGAACCAATTGTTGGGGCCGAATAAACAGACGGAGTTGACCACTGAACACCCGTAGTAGCAGAGGATGCAGCAG